ACTGTTGCAGCTAATATATCATCTCTTGTTGGATTGGCACCCAATGTAAGACATGGTGTTGCAACAGTGAATGTTGTTGATATTTCATCCTGTAAGTCTTGTACCAGCGTTCTTAGTGTACAATTAGCAGTGATGAGCATCTGCATTAAATTGGCTAGATTTTTATCATCACCATTTAATATATCGGTGAGAAAATCACAACCTATAGTTACAGCAGACAGGTCCACTCCTGTTCCATCAGCAAGCTCTTGTAATTTTTCTAAAACAATAACCTCTATTTCATATAAGCTGTCTCCATTGCATATTCCAAGAACTGGAATATCAACCCCTGTGTATTCCACACACTTATCACTTGTTCTTATTCCATTACAATTATTTAAACAATCAGTACATGCCATGTTATTAATTAATTTTTTTAGCTACAAAGACCCCCTTGTATTATGTTTATATTATCACCTGTTATATTGTCCTCTAAGACACATATAGTTAAAATCTCATTATCCTCTAATATGACACTATGCTCTTCTCCAGCACAGTCTGTATATTCAACCAATGGTTCAGCACTAGAACCCTGAGCAAACACTGTATATGTGTAACAGTTTTCAGTAGGTAATATTGTAGTGGTTGTAGTGGTTGGGTCAGAGAAATCTTCACACGGACACTTCGGACAATCGTTATATTTATACAGCAATCTTGTGCCTATTGTTATTATTTGCTGATTAGTTATACAGTCCTCAGGATATTTTTGATTGTAGAGTCTTTTAAATAAAATCCTTTTTAATCTGAGAAGTGTACTATATTGTACGTCATCAAAATATGCGTCTGTATTATATGTAGCACCAATCCACTTACTTTTAATTAGTTGATATATAGAACATTGCACCTGATTATACAGGCTCATCAGGGAACCACAATCTGTACATTGTTCTATTTGTGATGTTTGCATTTATTTCTTTTTTCCAGCGCAGAGCTTACATTCACCATTTACAGTGTTGCATTTTTTTACCTTATTACCGCAAGTGATGCATCTGGTTTGTGAACAAGACATTTTAATTACATTTAGGATTAAATCTATTCAATAGTGTATTGGCCTTATTATATAATTGAACAGCCAATTCTATTGAGCATCTGTTGGCCGCAGATATAGCTCCTTGTATATAATATTCTATCTCATCTAGAGTCATTTTTTGATTCCTTTTTAATTGCCCATCGCAAGAAAACATCTGAAGATTTAAAAACTTCTCATCGAATTTAGCGTAAATCCCATCCACCCTAAAAAACGTATTTGTCACATTCCATTTATATGCTGGGGAAATAGAATATTTTAATGTGTACACCCCATCTGGTATATCAACCAAATCACATGTATCTACATCACATGTAATTCCTAAATCATTAGAATTATATATATTGATGGTACGCTCTGTAAACGTAAGAGTTTTTACACCATATCCGGGTATTGTTATCTGCACTGTTGGATTAACAATATTATACCCTGTGGGGTAAAAACTGGAATCTCCAATAACCAAAAGCTTCTTATTATGGCTATCAAATATAGTAAGATTGAGTATAGGAGTGGTTGCTGCCATTAAGGAATAATTTGTTCATACTTAAGTAATACCAAAGCATGAGCTCTGGCTAATTCGTTCTTTTTAGCATTATATCTTTTTAAATCTTCATCATTAGTGATGAATCCGATTTCATGCAATACCACTATGCCCTTTTCACTCATTAATGCTAATTTTTTATGTCTGGTTTGGGCTTCTGAAAGCACCCCCCTGTTTCTAATACCAAGGATAGATGCTGTAGTGGCTGAGAGTTCTTTAGCACAAGCTAAGTCAAGTCTGTCTGCATCCACTTCCACCAGAGTTTCTGTCCCTGTAGCTGTTGGCGGTCCGGCATTAAAATGATATTCACAAACAACAGAACCATCCCCTGTTTGTATTCTGTTTACATATTGAGAGAGTGTTTCTGCATCACTGTCTAGTTTATGAGGCACTCCTAATAATGTTAATTGTCTGCTAACCAAGTCTCTAAACTCTATTGTTAAAATGCCCTCTTGAACTCCATCTTTATTTACTGCTCCGGGGTCTTTAGCTCCCGGATGTTTGGCGTGGTGTCCAGCTGATAGAAATATCATATTATTGATTTTTAATGGTTTATATATCTGTGCCTAGATTCTCACCCTCTTTATTAATTATAGGATTGTTAGAGACTCCCGCATCTCCATATATAGAAGATACCTTGGTGTATTTCTGCACTACAATTTTGGTGAGGCCCTCAGCTGTAATAAAACCTAGTCCCCCCAACATCACCCATTTGTCTGTTTCTAATATATCAGATAATAAAGACACCAATAATGGATTTACAGAACCCTTAGGTGTAAATAATATTAAATAGAATACAAAAAAGGTTACTAAAAAGGCTGTTACAACAAAATGAAACACTAGAAATAGTGTTACAAACCTCTTAGCAGATGCGTCAGTGTTTGGATTTATTATATCCTTTAAATATTGTTTTATAGTGGCCATATAATATTAATCCAAAAAGAAACCCGAAAGGATTTGGAATAACATCCTTTCCTTTCGGGTTATTATTTTATACTTTCTTCTTTTTTATGGAAGCAAAGTAGTTGTTGAAGTTGTGCTACTTGTTGAGCTGGTGCTAGTTGAAGTTGTGGTGGTATTTACCGGACCGCTTTCATCCACTGGAGCACCCAAATATGGTGTTAACACTGCTACTAATCCTGCTGTCAGAGACTGAGGTGTATATATAATCACCCTTTCATCTTGCTTTAGATTGGCTGTAAAGCTATCATCCTGTTCAGCTTCATCAAATTGAAGAACTAGTTGGTCATATGTAGTACCATCTGTAACCCAATCTTCGAATTGTTGGTTGTATTCAGACAGGCGGAATAGATGTTTGTAGGCAGCTTGATAACTGTAATAATTAACCTGCTCCTGATATACCTGTGCTGATGTGCCTCTTGGATATGTGCTTCTTTGTGTTAGAGTTGCTGTTGCAGCCTGCTCACACCTGTCGTACACCAAGAAATCTACTGAGGTGTCGGGATTTGCATAAACCCAGCCTCTGAAATAAATCCTATCATATTCAAAAGGATTTAAAGCAATGTCACAGAACTTACCATATGCTGTAATAGGCTTGCTTTCTACCACCAGAATCGCATCATCACCAGTACCCTGCTTAGAGAAGGTGAAGAATGTACTTATAGTGAGAGAGTTTGGCTCATTCTGCACTGCTGCTTCTTGAGCAATTTTTTCTAGGAATAAATCAATCAAATCCTCATTTGCAACAGCTGCACAAGGACTTTCTCCACAATCACAACATGGAGTTTGGATTGTTACACTTCTGGTGAAACCATTAAAAGAGATGGTGTCCAGATATTGAGAGTGACCCCTCAGTGTTAGAGTGATGGACTGGTCACACTGAGCCGTAAAATCTGAAAACTGCCAGATTTCATTGGCTGCTGTGGGAGCGCCTGTCACCTTATACCATTTTTTTACTTTAGAAGCTTTTATATAATCGGACTTCTTTGTACCCAAATACGAATCGGGCCTACCCTGTCCAAATTCTATAAAACTTGCAGTGCTGATATTACCTGCTGTAGCGGCTGTCCAGCTCCTATCTTTAAATACACCAAATTGACCATTGGTAAGGTCTTCAGTAGAACCTGATGTAGGCAATGAGTTATCAACAGGAACGACAAACAAGGCGGTTAGAGAAAAATCCATATTACTTTATTATTTTTGTGTTATTCGTTATTTTTTGTTCTTTTATCAGCATAAACAACTGCTGAGTTATTTTCTGTATACATAGCTAGATTTTCTGTAGCTATATCTAATAGCTCGTCTTCTAAATATTCTTCTAGCTCACAATTGACAGTGGTGCTATCTGTACCATCAAATTTTACATACCCCTCTAAATCTATCTCGATAGGATACCTTATATATGTTAGGTAGATGTTTTTCGGTGTAAATGTACCATCTGTGTAATAATGCAATTCATCCGAAGCTATGTCTACTAACACCTCTTGGTATTCAAAAGAGGGTTTGTAATTATTATTGAGGAGAAGTGTAGTGATGTCAGCATGTTTAACTAAATCACCATTTGAATATAAAATCCTATTCTTACAATCTCCTTTATCAGCTATCATGTAACTATCCAAATAAAACATAAATTTGGGGGATACACTTGTAATGTCTGTAGTCCACCTATTTAGATATTTATCGGATAATGTTAAGGATAATTTATGGTCTTCTGGATTTTCTACAAGAAACTGTAAATCTTGATACCTCTTTTTAAATCCATCTAAACCTATTTTATATAAATTATTCCCATCAACCTTTTGCTTTATCAGCTTTATCTGTGCTTCACATAGGGCCAGCACTTTGTCCTCCACCGGAATCTGTTGATGTTCGTTAGTAGAGAGTTTATTAAGTCTTTGGTCTAGTTTATATGACAGTCTCTCTGCTAATATCATTATGCCATTGCTATTTTCTTCTGTTTAAGTCTGGATTTAAGGGCCAATAACTCTTTTTGATTATTATCGTCTAAAAGGAAATTAACTAAATCCTCCTTTGAGGCAGCCACTGTTTCTGTACCCTCTTGTATCTTATCACCAGCTCCCTTTCTGTATATGTTATGTCTTATAGCCTGTTCAATTAAATCCCTCACTTCAAGCCTATCATCTGTTAATTTAACTAAGTCGTTAAATACAGCCAGAGTTGAGAGGTTTTTATATTCACCAGACTCGAATTCTGGTTTTTTAAGTGTGCTATCCATCAAATTGTATACAGCTTCTTCTGTACTATCATCTGATATTGGAAGCCCCATCAGTCTTGCCACTTGCTTTTGTTTGCTCGGTGTGAGATTTTCAAACGTAACAATGGCTTGGTTAATCTGTTTTTTCTTAGAGAAAAGAGCTTTGTTTTCAGCCTCTTCGTTTGCCAAATAATATTGGCATTCTGGACAACCACCACGATTAAAGTCTTCTAAAGAACGGGCTATATCAGGATGAACTCTAAGCCAGCAATATGTTAAAAGAGCTAATGAGTCAGTTTCTGTGTGTAGAATAAAAGGCTCATTTCCTAAAGGAACGTGAGACACCTTAATATCACTGTCTGAGAAAGCATTCCACACCTTACTCCTTGGGCCAAAATCAGTGTCTGGAAACACCTCTTTGAGTTTTTTAAGAGTTTCGTCAATAAATTTAAACTCCGCATCTCTTTCCTCTTTTGTTAGCTTGGAGAGATAGGGTGCCGATTTATCCAGCCCTGTTCTATATCTACCGTCAGCTTCTACCTTAGGCATTAAATACCTTTTAGTACCCGGACTTCTTGCATATCCTTTATCAGATAGGGAACTTTCTAGAGTTTTAAATCCCGCATTATAAGTTTTCCTAATTGGACTGATTTTGATGCTCTTGGCCATAAGAATTATTTAGTTATTTATTGGTTTTAGAGAATAACTGCCATCGAAGGCCACGCCTAAAACGAATTATTCTTATTTAAATTTGGGGGCTAATGGCTAGGTAGGAACTTGCTTTTCGCCCCCGGTAGGTCTATTTAATATTCAGCAGTACAATCCCGCTGACGCTATTACCAGAACGGTATTTCTTCAATCAACACTGTACGAGACATATCTTCGATGAATACATCACACCTGTCATCCATAAATATGGTGTAAGCATCCATTTTGTTGGCGGCAGAGTGGCCCTGAGATGCCATAGCACCGAGGTGACTTCTACGACCATCAATATACCCCCATGTCATGTTAGGGCGGCCCTGTCTCCTCACCTCTCTGATGTTATTAACCAGCTGTCCATCGGAAGTTGGGCTTACATCAAATACGATGAAGATTGGAGTGGATTTTTTGTTTTGACCAAACTCCAAATTAGTTTGAGGCAGGTCAAGCTCTGTCAGGTGAATCAGGCTTACAACACCAGTTTCACGGGTAACGAAGCTATCAAAAGCGTAGTCAAGACGTAAGTTTTGACCTTTTCCTGAAATGAATTTATCGTTATCGCCCACAGTGAAATTCAATCCTGAAGCCAAAGCATCAATTTTAACGGCTTGTTGGAAAGCATCAAAACCTGCTTCATTTGTATATAGTTTAACCTTGCGGTCTCCCATATTCACCCTACGATAGAACAGGTCTCCGAACACTGTACGCAATAGATTCACAGAGAATTCACCACGATTGTAAGGAACATAATTACCTGATTTTCTCATACGGTGTACGATACCAGCAGAGATTTTCTTCAGCTCTTGCTTAGAGCCATTGGTACGACCAAAGCCCGGTTTAGCAAAGAACATACGATTCACTTTCAATTCCAACATCTCTTTACGCATGAGAAACTCAATAAATGGCTCCCATTTAATGTCTGAACGAGATTGGATTTGACCATTACGCACATTAGCGTAATATATAATATCCATTGGGTTACCCCATATATCTTTCTTGCCGTTGGCGATACGCTTGTCATCAGCCCAACCTGTAATTGTGTGTTCTTTAGAATATCCAGAACCAAGAGTTTCGAACATTTCGAGTCTCTCAGCCAGTCTATCCAGACCCAATAAGTCTTGGTCAAATTCACCAATAGAGGCGTTAATCACTTCAACCTCTACACCCGGAACAAACCGAGAGCGGTCAACGCTATCCACTGTAGGATTAGCAGAAACCAATGTGGCCCTATTCAACCAGCCTGAGTTATATGGAGTTGGGTCAGATGTTAAGAGGATTTGCTGACCATGAATCCTAGAACCCATACTAACGATGGCATTCTTAGAGATTTTAGTATCAAACACCACCTCAAATTCTTTACCATCAATACCAATATTAGTTTGGTCAAGAGTGGATTGAGGAACATCTATAATCACCGGGAACATGTATGGTTTCTCAATCTCCCAACGCCATGTATCACTCATCCCATCCAAATAATAAGGAGTGGATTTGTCTAACATTTGCAGGAAGTCGTTTTTATACAATGATGTCTGGGTGTATAAAGATATGATTTTCTTATCATAATCCGAAGGAGTGTCCCTGTGGAAACTTTCTAAGTGATTACTATCAGTAAGTTTACCGATAGCACGTTTATCCATTTGGGAAATTCTACCTGCGTATAAACCAGTAAATCCCGGTAAAAACTGTTGAGCCATATTATTTGTAAATTTTTATTAAATTTTATAGATTCCAAGGAGCAGGGGCTGCTTTTTGTTTTGTAGCCTGCTTAGTCTTTTTTGTAGCGAATTCTGAAAACAGCTCTGAAGATTCTTTACTCACTGCTTTCTTTTGCACTTTTGACAGGTCTAAATTGTTTTGAAACAATAATCCTGCTTTTATCTTTAGTGCGTGGTTTTCTGGTTTATTCAGCTCTAAAACGAATTTATCAAAATCCGTAAATTTTTTACCGTCCTTGCCTTGCCATTTCTTATTATATAGAAAGTCGAAGGCTTTCTGAGCCGTTTGTTCTGAGACGGGAATACCATCAAATTCTTTAGCCTGTATTTTTTCAGAAAGGATTTTAACTAAGGAGTTTTTATATTGTATGTCCTTTTGTTTCTCTCCTTCTATTTCTGCTGCTTTCCTATCCTCTTGGTCCTTCAAAGCTTTTTTATCCTGACTAATTAAAAGCGGAAGAGCTTCTTCTGCATCAGCCTGTAATTCTGAAATATCTTTTAATTTCTGTATTCTTCCAGCAATCTTGTCTTCTGGAACCCCACTTCTTCTATACCACTCTGAAACTATTCGTTCTTGATTGGCTTCTGTATCTGTTGTAAGGGATTCGAAATCTTCTATCCTATTATACACTGGAAGATACTCTTTAGGGTCAACCCCCTTATTAAATATGGCATCGAATAGCTCTTGTCTGTCTTCACCAAATTTGGAAAGGTGATTGTCCAGCATAGCAAACATATCTCTCTGCTTCTGGTATTCGAAAAGCTTTTTAAATTCTTCTGGAGTTTTAGCTGTATGAACAACCTCTTCCCCTGTTTCTGGGTCTACATCTGCTGTAAATACACCAGCTTGGTAAAGAGATTTTGAAAGAATTTCGAACTGAGACTTATCATCGTCAGTGCCTTCGTCATCATCTTCATTCTCCTCATTTTCTTCTTCCTCGTCTTCAGGCTTTTCTTCTTTTCCTCCTTCACCAACCTTCTTTTTTTCACCAAAGAGATGTTCAGAAGGGTCTGTTATTTCTTCTTCATCAGCCTTCTCTTCTGTTTTTGCTTTGGGAGGAGGGGTTTGAGTTTTGGCTTTGGCCTTGGCTTTTTCTTCTGCTAATTTGTTAGCAGCAGCCTCAGCATCAGCTTTTTCTTTTACCTTCTTTACATCCTCTAATTCATTTGGGTCAGTGTCTGCAAATAGTACATCATTAACCCTATTGGATTCAGAGAATTCGTCCTCGATTCCGAAGAAATTATCCGCCATAAAAAATATTTAGTTTGATTGGTTTTTGTATTCTGGGTGTAAAATTATATAGACAATTTCACAATTCCAAGAGAACAGCCCTCTATTTAATTGGTTGTTAAGCTATTATAGCATTAAGTTAGATTTTTCCTTTTCATTAAAAAATTTAAATGCTCTTGTTTTACATTTATCAGAGAAATCAAAGTCTTTTACAGTGACACCGAAATCTAAATATTTAGTGGCAAGGGCCCTCTTAATTGCATTCCTAGTCACCTTTTTCTTTATATCCTCCCAAGACACATCTTCTAAATGAGAAGATATTCTGGTTGACATACTATCCATCATATTAGATGGGGCATCATTATTATCTACCAAAAATTTTTTCAGGTCATGTATTTCATACGTCACTACACCGGCGATGGAAATTGTTTCTCCATCTAATGTTGTGATTGTCAATGGTTTAGATTCCATTGTCTCTTCTTTAACATTCCATGTTAATGGGTATTCTACAATTGGCCATTTAAGGTGGGTTCCGGCTTTTAGGGTGCGATGGTATACACCAAATCTTAAGACTATAGCCTCTGAGTAATGATTAACCACTACCCAAGGCTTAATGTAGTCTGATAATTGGTCTATAGTTTTTGTTATCCACTCTCCAAATCCCTCTAGTCCCATTGTTTATTTCTTTGGTTTAGCCCTAGCCTTTTGTTTAGAGGCCTTTATTTTTTCTCTGTCAATTTTCATTTTCTCCATATTCTGCTCGAATTCCACCTTTTTATTCTTTTGCTCGGCCTGAAACTGCATCATGTCCAGATTGAGCTTTTTGTTCTCTAGGTCTCTTTTGGCTATAGATTCCTGAAGCTTAAGCTGGTGTCCTGCTATTTCCATTATATCAGGGGTGCCATCTCCATCGGCATCTGTTGATGGTGCTTGGAAATATGTTGATATTTCTGCCTTAGCTAAGTCTGTATTAGCCTTAACATCTGTCTTATATTTCTCCATCCTCAAATTGTCCTGATGGTGCCTTTCGTTTTGTTCTAATTGAGCCTGAGCTATTTCTTGCTCTCCTTGTGTCTTAGCCTGCTCATTTTCCTGCATTTGAGCCTGCATTTGGTCTTGCTTATTCTTAAGGTCTTTAAACACCTTCTGCATCTCACGGATGGAATTGGTAGCATAAAGAGCCGACACCTCGTATATACTAGCTCCATTTTGAAGCATAGCTTGGCTAAGCTGACGGAATTCGTTAAAGAGTTGTTGGTCTTCTGCTTTAGATGTTACAAACACCTTGAGGTCTTTTAGTTTTATATCCTCCCCTGTCACCTGAACGAATGCCGACTCCCCCTGAGAGGTTATAAAATTAACAGTGGAAACTGGTTTCCTGCTTTCTATGTATTGGGAGCAATCAAGCATTGCTTGATATAGCTGGTTAAGGACGTATGAGTGGGCTGCAAAATATGGTTCTGTTTGAGCAAACGATTGAACCAAAGCATTCTGGTTAGCAGTGGCTGTTTCAGTGGCCAGTGGTGAACCAAGCCTTTGCCTATTCATACCTATAAGCTCCCAACATTCTTGTTTAAGCTGTACGGCCAATCTATACCGTGATTCTATTTCTGATGTTCTCGTAAGGTCTATATTCTTAGCTACAGTGGTGTTCTGTATAGACCCCTTTGTATTTTCAGGGGAATCGTCATCAAATATAATACCTCTCTTCCTTGCCTCTTCTTCCCATACGTCTATGGCATCGTTAGCATCTCCATCCTTCGGCCTTGGTATACGCCTAATGTTTACATTGGCAACATTACCAATCTCTTTTTCTAGAATTTCGAACAGCTGATTCATACAGATGTTGTATAATGTTTGGTAGGGTTTCATCATATCCACCAAACTTTTAGGCTCTGTATTTTTCACTTCATGAATGAGACCTATAATAGGGGCATAGTCTAGGAGTGTGTATGGTTTAATGAAATAGATGTCAGGGCCAATTTTAACTCCCTGATACCATTGATTAACCCAGCCCCATTCTATAGAAAGTTCTCCGGGAGACCCCTCTTTATATGATTCGTCTACGAGTGTGGTTTGTTCATCTCCTGCCTCATCTATATATGTAAGCTGACCCACCTTCTTTTTGGAATTCCAATAAGCTCTTATAACAACATATTTATATCCAAAGGAAAAGGCATTATTAGAACCAAGCCAATGATTGAGGTCATCTCTAAACTCATTGCCCAGCTCACTTTGTAAAATCATCCTTTCCTGATATATCAGCCTGTTATATGTATCATATTGAATTGTATTAATACCTGTTTTGTCCGTAAATAAGTTGGACTCTCTTCCATCCATGAATATAGAGTTTTGCATGGATTTCTGAAGATGTTTAATTTCTTCTTCTGTGAGCTCTGGAAACTCTTCTATAATTTCGGATATTTCCTTAACATACACCGTACCTATTGCATAGGGTACGTTTGGTTCCCCCGAAGCACCTGATGTATATTTATTATCTGGTGTTCCTTTATGCCATACGTTTTTAGGGTTTTCTGTTTTGACATTAAATCCTAATTTGGAATTATCTTCATATATATGGTAGAACTCTCTGGAGCATATGAGAAGGTCTCTGAAAGCATCTTCTGATTTTTCCTTTGTATTAAACTGGGCTTTAAGAGCTGTGAGGATATGATTGCCCCACCTTTCAGCCAGCGATGTATAGTCTGTTAACAAGTCTTTAACATCTTCCATTACTAGTTGCTGCATGTCCTCATCGGAAATTTGAGAAGCATCCTCACCCTTCATAGCCATCTTATTTATAATAGTCTGTCTGGCTTGCTGGAGAATGAGTTGCTGAACTATTTCTGTCTTATATTGCAGTTCTTCGTTTCTGCTGTCGTCATCAAAAGCTTTCACCTTATGTATATCAGGTCTTTTAGAAAGCTCTCCCACCATTGTATTAACAGGTGGGTTTATAATTGGATAGTGCTTTACATATGATGGCAGGTCTTCTTTTTGTGTAAGAGTTTCTAAGAAGTCTTTAACCTCAGGGTCTGCATCCTGATAAAAGTCACTGGGTTTCAGTATTCCTTTCATCAAATCATAGTTCTTAACGAATGTCTCCTTATTTGCTTTATATTGCGTATACGCCATATTAGCAAAATAGTCAAGAGTGTTCTTGATGTAAGATTCATTGGTAAGTTTCTCCTCCTCGCTTTTAAACGGGTCGGGGTAATTATTTAGATAGGAATATCCTAAATTAACATCACTATCACTTCTGGTAATTATCATCTGCTAAAGAGTTTTCTTTTCTTGCTTTTAAACATTTTTGATTCGAAGGTGAACAGTTTGTTCCCCTTTATTGGTTTCTTAAACAGAGACTGTATTCTTGGGTCAGCTTCTCCACCTATCTTACCTATAATTGGGTCTAGGTGATTGGATAGGGCTATTGCTAAGGAGAAGGCCACCTCTCTATCATAGTTGCCTTCTTCTTCATTAAAATTAATTATCTCCTCTAAAAGCATTGGGTCTGGTATGCGGGAAACCCCCAATGTTTCTTTTATTATAGAGCCTTGGTCGTCTCGTTCCTGCTTGATAACATCATCCAGATATTTCTTAGACCCGGCTCTTAGCATATCCCTGATTTTCTCAGAACTTCTATGTATACCCTTATCCCTTGTTACAGTGGTGTTTGGGACGTACAGCTTTAACCACTGAGGCTGGTCTTCTAAATAATGCCCATCGCCCTTACTAATCATATAATTAATGAAGGTCATGTCATCATTTTCACAAAGTGTTCTGGCATTATACCATTTGATTAACATCCGGGCTTGCTCGTTCCATTTCTCAGGACTGTCAGGCCTTGACGCATAGGCCGCCACTATCATATCCTGATATTTTTCAGAATGTATATCATGCATTCGCTTGAATATATACACAACGCCTAAAGAATCAGAATACTCTGCTTTTCCTTGCCTATAGTTATCCACCCCCGCTACATATAGGCCAAATGGTGGGAGGTCATCAATGGGAAATTCCCACACCTGTATTGGAGCATCCTTATTTTGGGTCTTTACTGGAAACTCTGTAATAGGTAGTTTGTTTGAAGGCTTGTGGGTAATCCCCTCACCATTGTGGTATAATTCTACTAGTGAGCCCGTCACCCCATGAGCTCTTAATCTTTGTTGTTGAAACTTAGCCGCCTCAATATTATAGTCATTCTTTGTTAAAACTAAGAAGCTATCGGAGGCCTTTAAAGGCCAATAGGCTTTAAATTTCAGAACAGTTTTACTATTTCCTGATTTAAGGGCCTTCGCATATTCTGGTTTCCACCACTCTTCCAGAGCTCTCTCCTCATCACTAACAAGAATAGTTATATTATCAAAATCTGGATGTGGTTCTAATTTTCTCCCCAATTTTTCAGTGAGATAGCGATAGAGAGTCCAAGGCTGCTTATATTTCATTCTTGCTCTTAAGGCAGATATGAATCTGCCCATCTTTCCGCCCGGAACCTCTGGATTATCAAAAGCTAAACTATTGTAAGAGAGTGGATTAAAGAACATTTCTCCTGCTTCTTTTCCCACTTCCATATCCCCACCAGTTCCTGTTAGCATAACCAAGCACGATGGTTTATCCCCGCCGCCTGACCACCAACATCCATCTGAGTCTTTTACACATCCGATGAGGTTGGGTAATGTACCCTCTTCATCAATTACATGAAAACCGGGACGTGTACCATTGGCTGCCATTGTTTTATTACCATTCTCGTAATTCCTCACCTTTATAGAGGATTTAGAGGAAGCTGGGTCTGGCAGTCCTGTAGCCTTATCCTTCCACCCTGCTACGATTTCTTTTTTCCAATCTGAGGTGATGCGCTGTTTTCTAAACATGGGATGTATGTTTAGAAGCCCATCCTCGATTTTATCTGTTACAAGCTTTATGTAGTTATAAGCCCCAGCAGATATTACAGCCTCACTTTGGTCATAGAATGTGTATAAATGTCCAGCACATGAGCCGGCTATCACACTCTTACCAAAATCACGAGAGCCCACTAGGTTATATATCAATATACCCTCGTCTGTGCATTTTTCTAAATCGTCTACGAATATATCCCAATCTAAATCACGGAATAATGGAGTGATGATTTGACGAGATTTAACTGTCTTTCCTTTCACTTCCCTTTCTATATATGCTGCAATTTTCCAATATACAGTGTGAAAATATAGTCTTCCGGGAATTTTGAGCTGGCCATTTCCTATATAGAACCCATTCATACATCTGTCTTTCTCTCGTCTCCAATAATCACGAAAAACCTGCATAGCTTCCTCATCCTGAGGGTCGTATACGGGTTCACTCTGATTTGGAAACCAGATGTTAACGGTATTTAATTGGTATTCTGGCATTATATCATTCCAGACTCGGCTGGGGAAAGAGCTTGATGCCCTCTAACATTTTTCTGCTTTTCTTCTTCTTTTTGCCGCATTAAATCTATACGAGCTATTAAGTCAGCATAGTCCTTTAGAGCTTGGGTTAGTGATTTTAGTTGAGCCTCTATAGAAGCTGTCACCATAGGTATGGCTCCACCGCTTTTAGTTTCTTTCCAATGTATTCTGTCCTTTAGCTTATCAAATGGATTGGCTTCAACATATTGTTTTAGCTCCTCAGCCTTTTTCTCTAAAAACTCCAGCTCATACACTATGTAGTTATCTTTCTTTTTTGTTGCCATATCATATATTAGTAAAAACTATATCCTCTAAATCTACATTTTGTCTAATTTCTAGGGCTTGTTCAGATAGTGTTGATTTATAAGCCTCATCATATGTAGTGTAAAGCAAGCTTCCATCAACACTCATATCCTCTGTTTTATCAAAAGACATGGATTTACCATTTTTGAATCTAATTATATAATTATTATAATAGAGTCTGTTTTGGCCTCCCCATTTAAGCGCACCATCAACACTACTAAAATCTTTCATCAACACTATAGCTTCCACTATATCCTTAGTGCCGGGGAGTATTGCAAACACCCTTTCATTTTTTACAAAATAATTCATATTTAATTATTAATATTCCTCTTCTTCGTCCTCTGATTTTTCATCAAAAAGATGTTTAGCATCCTCTTCAATCTTTTTTATATAATCATCTGGAACAAGTTGTTGTTCATCCAAGGCTAATTCTGCCTGATATTTTTCAATAGCAAAACAAAGTTCCTTATCTGAAATACCCCAAAAATCTCCGTAGTCTGAAAGGGCCATAGATAGGTGGCGCCCTATTCCAAATGTGGGGTATTCTCTAGCCAACTGGTGCATCAGTTCTCCGAATTTCTTTTTGTAGTCTGGTGTTCTTCCCATGTTTAACCGTTTAAGAACTTAGAATTTTTTGCAATAACAGCATCAATATCCGTCTGCATAAATCTCAATAATTTATTTATTATAGACTGAGCTTCCTCTTTTTGTGCGTCTGTAGTTGCTTCCAAAGCTAGCATATCTAGCATTAATTTAATAGTGTCCAATGTTATTGGGTTCATGATTCTTGGTTTAATTGTTTATTTATATTATCGTTTTCTTCTTTTGTAGCTATCGCCAACCATTTCTTTTCCGGGCATTCGCAAGAAAGACAGGCACTCTTCTTCTTTAAGGGGCATCCGCAGCTCTTACAATAAGAGAACGATGTAACCCTTCCTTCTGAACTATTAAAAGGACAATTAAGACACACTGCCAATCTTTGTGCTTGTGTTTCTCTTATCAGCTCCTTCATTTCCGTTGCTGGAAATATATCATTTTTCCAACCCTCTAATATTTTTTTTAGACTGTCCATGTCCCTGCTTTGTGTTTAAATAGTTTATCTCTTCTTTAAGGCTCTGTATTTTCTTAGAGTTTCTCTCCCCCTCCGGAAGGCTTAGATGGTAGTCTAGAAGAGATTGTCTCCTCTCTAGTCTCCTGTTTAGCTTTCCTGCTGTCACTAAAAGCTTTCCAAACCCAGAAAGTTCCACAGAACTACATGTTTTTGTAGCTTCTTTAGCCTGTTCATAACTCCAAGAAATCACCCTATCACATATAGACTCTTCTATTTGCAAGTCCTCAGAAACAGAGGCCAGAATCCAGTCTTTCGTTGACATATTAGCTGGCTTCATTCTCTATTGATATGATTAAAGCAATGGGTTGTGTAAAATCCAGCTTATTTAAGGCTGGGTGTAGGCTTAATGTTGTTACGCCAGAGAGAATTCCCTTCTTCTTTAAGGGTCCAGATATATTCTCTAGCCTTTTATGGGTTGTGTTAAACTCTTTAACATATTCGTCCCTGTCAGCGATGCCTCCACCTAAAGATATATTAGCTATCAGCTCTATTTGCTTTGGAGTGAGAAGCAGGTCGTTCAAAACAGACAATAAGCTGTAATAGACAATCGCCGTCTTTAGCCTGTCTTTATACACCTTCCTTATTTTCTGACTATTTTCCAATATGTAGTTATTTTTACAAAGGTAGAATAGAATTTCTTACTAAAAAAGTATCTGTCTAATTCATTTTCAGATGGAATGCTATTATAGCTAAGAATTATTTTGTTTTACGGTCAAATTTTCGATAAGCTCGTTGGCATAAGCCTCATATTTAGTCACATACTCATCTAGCTTCTGCTCAAACTTCCTTTTTTCCCATACACAAATGCAGCATCCCTCATGTTCTGTAGAAACAAGGGTATATTTAAATCCCTCTTCTCTCACTCCATCCACTCCCTGAGTGCTATCGAAATAGTCACACCATGTAGTAATTTCATTATGTGGAATCTTTATCTTTCCAGCCGCCCAATCACCCTCCTGAGGAATGTCCTTCATTTTCTCTATTGTTTCAGCCTTTTCAGCTGTAAACCTATCGTATATCCTAATTGGGAATTCAAAAAATCTTTCTGTATATTTCATAATTTAGAATAATTTAAACTGTAATTTTTTATAATACCCTATTTTTAATCCGGGTTGCTTCAAAGGTAGGGAATAAGTTCCGGATAATGAAATAATATCCTCATTAGTTTTGTTTTTAAAAAGGAGTCCTAGGTCAATTTGCTGAATATTGGGCTTATTTAGAAGGCTTTCTACACTCACCCCTATAAAAATCTGCCGCTTTAGGGGGGCATATTTTGTTATCGTAGTGGTGGTGTGTGGAAAATTAAGCTTATACGTTGGTTGTGTGCTTTTTAGTGTATTTTCTGCCACTATTTGGGTTAAATCCACTATTCCCACTTTCAGCCCAGAGGTGTCCTTAAGCTCAATAGAATCTTTATATGTCTTTACAGCTAGGTATTGTTTTACAAGCTCGTTATATTGCTCTGTAAGCTTCTGAATGTCTCCTGAAGCATTATATTGGGCTGGGATGTTTATTGGAAACACTGTGTTTCCCTGTTGCTGTGGTTGGTAGGGCGGCATTATGACAATTGGTTGAGGCACCTGAGTGGTGAAGGTTGTTGTATCAGATGTTCCGGGCTTTCCTTTTCCCTGTAGTATTTGTTTTCCCCCATTAAAGAAGAACACAAAGAACATAATTCCCACTAAAATAATGCCTAAATTTTTTTTTATTGCATCTGCAATTGTTATTTTTTCTGCCATTTTTCTAAAAATTTTTTAATGTGAGATTCCCATTCTGGGAAATTATTATATTTACCCCTATTGATTTCATAAATAATCACTTTAGCCAAAAGTTCCTGTTCTTCTTTCGGGGTGTTTATATGTACAAGCAAGCCACAAGAAGCAGGCCCAAAAAATATGAAATGTGTATCTTTAACCAATGTTTAATAATTTGCAAATATATCTAAATGTGTTTATATCCTTACATTCCCCCATAAAGAGTTGCTGACCATCTTTTACCCCATGCCATATTCTTATTGCTTGTTTTTCTTTATTTTTTCCTATCTCTTTATATATTTTTATAACATAGTCTTCTTTCCAGAACTCTATAGGATTATCCCAAGATGGGTCTGTTTCCCATCCCTCAGCTTCTATTTGTTCTTTAGTTAGATAGGGAACTCTTATAACTCCTTCCTCTATGTCATGCTTTAATTCAAACCTCCAACCTTCCATATCATAGAAAACAGGACTATCTGAATCAAAATTGTATTTTACCCAATTATCACCATCAAATCTCTCATATTCATACCCAACCCTAATGTCGGAAATATCTGGTACGAAATATTTATTTTCCATTATTTAATGTTTTAAATCCTTGTTTTTGAAAAGTCTTATAAAATAATTCTAATCCAGCATCCCCACAATTTATAGTACCCGCTGTGCCACAATCAATTTTATGGCTCCTATATTTCTTTCCATCCTGTTCCCACTCATGCGTTTGGACGTTGGGGAATCTAATACTGACTGTTTCCAACTCTTTTACATAATTTATTTTCTTATTTTTGCTCATCATTTGGTAGTTTATATTCCCATTTAAACTCTTTACCATCTAGTTTTATATTGGAATTTGGTATAGAAAGCTGCTCTAGTATTTTTACATCTGGCATTAAACACTTAGCCACCATATCGGCTAATTTCTGTGCTACACCCCTGTTAAGCAGGATTTCTTTGTCTTTTTCCATTAAACGCATTTTAAGCCCTATTACAGGCATTTCTATTTAAAAATGAGGAATAGTGTTGTCTAAATTATTGGGCAAATCCGGGGCTTTAAACGATGTCTCATTAAATATAAGCATTTCCTTGAACATCCTATCCTGTTCTTTCTCTATTTGAGGCTTATTTTTCTCTAATTCCTCCTTAGCCCATTGCTCTACTCTTGGGGGATTGTGTGTCTTCACCCCTATTTGGGCCTGAGCCATTTTGAGCACACCCTCTAATTCATCCAGAACAGAGCTTTCAGCTGTTATTACATATGTCCTTGTTTCTAGGCTCATAATTAAATTGTTGCTGCTTTTACAGCCCATGATGTCCCAGATTCAATTTCTGTCATAGCTAGAGCTTTAAGCCTTTTCCATTCCCCCAATGTCTCATCGTCCCAAGAAGGCCTATTAGTAGCCTCATTAATCAGGTCAATAAGTTCAGCCCCCTTAGTTTTAAGCTGAAATATGTAGTCCTCGTTTGAGGGATTGAATTCTATTCTTGTTCTTTTTTCTCCTAATGTTTTTGCCATAATTCTGATTTTAGAACACAAATGTAAGCCAAATGTTTTATTTCACCAAATTTTTTAAAAAATTTTTTTTTCGAAAAATGTGGGACGGGGGTGTCCACATCCCACTCACCACCCCCGCTTGAAAATACGGTAGGGGGTATTCCCCGCATTAAACATTTAAAAACGATAAAAAATGACAACTACAACAATTAACACTGCTACTGCTAAAACGACTCTTGCTGAGCATGTTAAAGAAGCAAGTGTAGGGATGAACCAAAGCGTAGTGATTGACGCTAAAACCTTCGTAAAAGACCTCGCAGCCCTTGAGGTGAAGGAAGAGTTTGATTACTACACGAGAGAGAACAGGGGGCATTTCAGGTTTTTTACAGAGGACGGTAAAAAGCTTTGTGTTAGCATTTCAGAGGCTGGATTGGCTTCTGCACCTGCTAAAATCAAGCTTAGCGAAGAGCCATCCGAAATCCTGATGTGGAGTTTGAAAAACCTTACATTACGGAGTGGTGTTAGCAACACTACAGGCAATGACTACCTTTCATTTGGTGTTACTGGTGAAGGCACACTTGTCACTGGTAAAATCAACCTTAAGGCTTTCATTAAGGCTTATGCTGGTTAATTAAAGGGGCTTCGGCCCTTTTATTTATATAAATAAGGGGAATATTATGAATGGAATGGTTGTAATAGCCTAGTATTACAATATTCTCCTTATTCTATATATAGGGTGGGTAATAAGTGTATACGAAGGGTGGGAAATACCAAAAACGAGGACATTATTTATTAATCAATTGATTATCAGAATGTTATGTGTCATACATTAACATTGCTGTGGGCATTCGATTGCCAATACATCACTAACTAAAACAAGCTGGGAAGCTTTATATCCATTAATTTATGGCAAAGAGTCCTGTATTTGTATCATTAGACCTGTCCACAACAACTAATTCTGGTGATAAAGCTGTTGTTGACAAAAGATTATTAACCTCTTTCTTTAAAAAGTTTGAGCCATCCAATTTGGAAGAGCTTAAAACCAGTTTAAAAACACTGATTGATAACAGCCAAACTATGGAGGAAATGGCGGAAGTGGTGGATGAACACCTGTACATCACCCAAATAGCCACCAAATATCATGGAATCACTCAGTCTGAAGCTTTAGCTGGTGTCTAATTCACATTAAATATGTTTTGGTTATGTCCAATACACGCTGCAATAGGTGGTGAGGACATAATTAAATGCATTGTTGTGACAATTGTGGCTATAAAATAGACAAATTTTGTCTTCAGCCTTGCTGGTGGCTTAATACAGAGGAATTATATGTACAATATATAGGGGATTTGGGCATCAGATGTGCTATTATTGCTGGCAGCATTGGTGTTCATTTCCCTATATATTAGTATGTAGTGTTTTCCCTATGGCAAAAAGTGACTAAATGGGCTATTTTTATCATAACTCATTGATTATCAATAAACATTTAACGATGATTATTGGTAAATAACGATATTTTTATGATAAAATGGGTGATTTGGGGGGTGTGGACACATCCTTGGAACTTTGGTTTATAACGTAAACTATTGATAATCAATATTTGGGGCAAGCTATAATGGCATTAAAACTTAATAACTATGAGCAAAATAGTTAGGTCTTATATGGTATTAATACGCCATTTTATTGCTCTTCTGAGCCATTAAGCATAAGGTGAACAACAATGCACATTTGGGGAATGTATAAATCCAGCCAAGCTATAATAGATGCAAGTATCCTTAACATTAAATCGGAGGAGAAAACTGGACGACTATTATAGAGAATACGTCTTGGGACAAACGGTAACCATTATAAGTCCTTTTTACTTATAACACAATCTGCAAACCAAATAAGCACATAATCCAGTTGTTTGCTTATTTTAAGGGGTTGTGTTCAGGATATTGAACTAAAAGCACCAAATGGAAGGATTGCCTACACTTGTTCTGCTTTTGTTAATAAAAAGTAATTACGAAACATTCCAGTTTTGGGTGTATTAGACGAAGGTGAGATTATATTCACTATTACTTTTAAAATACACTGCATTGTATTTATTTTCATTTACCACTTATTATTATGATGCAAACTATTGTTTTTTAATTGTTCAAAAAGAACAAAAATAAGTTCTGGGTCATCACTATGTCATGACATATGTGAGAAAACCTCAATAACTGGGTTTTGTATGCCATTTGAAAAAATAAATGGTAGACTTTCCCTAATATTGTAAGAGGTGATAATGGTCGTATTGGTACAGGCATGTAAGAATATACGACACACTATTATGTAAACTATTGATTATCAATAAGTACATTTAGTGTCTGGTTCCCAGTAAGGATTTTAATAAGCTGTAAATCAATTAGTTATTTCTATAACTTTGAGATAATTCAGTAATAAGTCCTCTTCCAGAGAGTGGAAAAGAAATCAAGACTCTCCTAAGGTTGTGAGTAGGCTGGTGTTACCTGCAACTCTCCTTAAAGAATACAGAATTATGCAGAGTTCTGTATTCTTTATTGTTACCAAAGACAAACTGGTTGTTTAATATGGTTCGATTCCATACTTTTGGTCTAAATTGTATTATTATGAGAAATTATACATTTCATTGGCAGTATAAATATCAAATAACTGTTTATAATGCCAATAATGATTCTAAAAGGACACATTCATCTGATAATATTAAGGATATTATTGATATATATCTTGATAAGAAAAGTGAAGGTGTATATTTTAGATTTTTGAAAAATAAATAAAATCACCATGTGGAAGAAAATATATTTTATAGACTATGATAAAGTCAAAAAATATATTTGGGTTTATACATACAAACAATTTAAACACCTCTGGATTAGCCTTTTACGAACTAAAGGTGAGATGTTTATAAAAATCTCCAGTCCTGAGTGTGGACACCAATTATTATGGAAAGACTCTATCCAATAGAAGACACTAAATATTCAGCTGATTTCTCTTCTATGAGTCCGTTTATATATAAAGACTTTCCCTTTGGAAGATTAGTTTTTAAATGTAAAGAGGCGGGGGCTGTAATCATAGTTACTGATAACAATTCTGTTATGGCTGCAAGATTTTCCAGAGATAATATGAGGCATGGAGTAAAATATGCATTTAGACCAAAATTTACTAATTAATATAATTCTCTTCCTTAATAATAAGCACAGCTTTATTGTATATAGTATTTGTATATTTTAAAGTTTTATTAGGGAAGAGAATTATAATTGTTGCAATAAAGAGTGAGAGAAGGGAAACATATGAGAGCTTGACTCATCCTTTCGAAGAGCATCACTCTTTAAAATTGCACTAAAAGCTACGAAAAACCTGTAAGGTTTCTAGAGAAATAAGATGAAAACAAATTCACCTTATTGGTTATAAGTGGCTAATTGATTATTAATAAAAAATTTCTTAATAGTGGAAGTATGAATAAGTGCTAACATAGATTAGCAGCTTGCACTATTAATAGAATGGTAACAACTATTTCTTCTGCACAACTCATGTAGATATACTTCTTAGGACTTGAGATACAAAAGACAGCCTTGCTTGATAGAAAGGTGTAGGGAATATGTATCGTTGGATAGACTATCATCGAATCCCTAACTAAGATGTGAAACTACCTGATTAATAGGGTCTATGGATGTGTTCATAGTTTACGAAGTGCGAACCATTAATCAGCTCCCAAGGGTGAGACAGTTGTAATAGGACAAGTCGTAGTACCTGTAAGTGTGTTAAACCTACCACTATTACAACTGAGTGCAGAAGAAACCTCTTTAAGAACTCTCTGGCTCTTGTGCATACATAAAAGTTACCGCTTTAGCGTTGATAGCCTAACAGCTATTTACAGATGGCTGGTGTATGTGGAGAGAGTAGAATAGCTGATACCGAACTACCTATCTGGTGAAGGTTTGAAAGCTTTGACTTCTACTGGCTGTAACCCAAGAGAGTTCTTATTTTAAAAATATTAAAGCTTAAAGCTGTCTTCGGCACTCAGAAGACCCACAGCAATAAGCTTTAACTTCTTTATGACAAAATAGGGTAGTGGTAAGATAAAAGTAAAGATATTGAACCAAGGAGTATTCCAACTGTCAATTATGACCATGTTTGTGCACTAAGCAGAAAGCCAGTATACATGACGAGAGCTTCCTTAGGGGCATCTTTTAAACTTACTGCTGCTCTATTTTTAACAGCAATATTTATTACATATAAAATAAAATAGCTCATTGTGATATGTTGGATTGAGCAATCTGACATAAGATATAAGGATAACCTAAGAGAAGGGGGACACAGCAGGCTTATTGCTTGGTACTTATATCACCCGAAAGGGTTATTTATTAACATTTAAATTTATAAACATGAAAAAGCAAACTTTTACGCCTGATAAGGCAGTTATTGAACATATATCAAAATTAATCAAATCTGGGAGATGATTTTGATGTATTAACAAAATTATCAAAAAGTCTTAAAAATAAAAGCATTAAGCTATGTTTAAAAGAGCAAAAGTGGTTATGTTACCCACTAATCAAAAAGCACCTGAAGGTACATTATATCTTCAACACAACCAGCTTAGAATATCCCAAGGAGGTATTACTAATGCAATTAATCAAAACAAAAATAATAAAAGTGTAAATCATCAACATCTTTATATTTTATCAGATGAAGAAATAAAAGCTGGATATTTAGCAATGAATATGTACAATAATACAAATACCATATTCAAGATAACTAAAGTTTTAGCAGATGGTTACGAAGGTCAAAAACTTAATGAGCCCAATATATTTTATGGTTTATCTAAAACTCTTAAAAAAATTATTGCTACAACTGATAGTTCTTTAAAAGTTTTTATTGATAAAGCATATATGAATTTTGGAGAAACAGAGTGTTTACCTCAACCATCTCAATCATTCATTGAAAAATATGTTGAGAAGTATAATAAAGGTGAACAGATTACTGATATATTAGTTGAATACGAATTTGATGTAAGTAGAAAACCATTTGCTATTGGTAGTAATCCTGAACATTATAATCTTAAAGTAAATCTTAAAGACAACACTATTACAATTAAGCCTGTAAAAGAGAATTGGAACAGAAGTGAAGTGCTTCATTTTCTTGGCGAAGCTTTCAGATTGGGCAAACAGGTTCAAAGGAGTCCTGATTATTATTCTTTATGTGACCCATTAGCTGATTTAGCTAAAAAATTATTATAAAAAGCGGCAAGGTGTTAAGAGTTTGTATTTTCTCAAGAAAGGTGTAAGCATACAAAATCTACAGATTTGGGTAGCATAGAAAGATTCAAAGAATTAACTCCAGAACAATTAAACCTATGGAAAACAGCTATAGGAGAACCTATAGACCATGAGCCATTATTATATAATTAAAAAGCTTGTTCAACATACAGTGCAATAGAATGGTGAGGACATAAACGGCCTGTTATTGGGTTAATGGGCTGTTTTTATTAACAAATTAAAATTTATTTGTATATGAGAAAAATATTTTTTATTATATTTATAATACTATATTTATTATATAATACACCAACTATGACACTATTTGGTTTAATGTCAATATGGTATTGGGATGCAAAATACATTGATGGATTTTTTGATGGTATGGTGGAAGCATTTGACAGTATTAACCCGTTATAAACACAATTAAAATTAAATTATTATGAAAAAATTAACATTATTTCTATTCCAATTGGCGTTTCTTATTGGATTTTTCTTCTTTCTGTTTTCTGCTGTAGATTTAGTGGATGCCAAACACATGAAATTGGATAAAACCCCCTTTCTTAACTTGCCTTCTACAAGCTCTGTAATGGCTTTGGCGTTAATATTTATGATATTAAGCCTACTAGCCTTTTTTGTCACTTCAGGGGCTAATTCAGCCTCTAATGAGCTTGAGGAGGATTATGATAGATTAACACAGTAAATTAAAAAATGATTTAAAAAAGCTGGTATTGCCCCCGAAGGGTTTTGAATGATTAAAATTTAAATTAATAAGTATGAATAATTCAATTTGGAACACCTGCATAGGTGAAGCGATTAGGAAAGCAAAACTTTCGGGTACGCTTATACCATCAAACGAAGTGGATGAGATTATAAGTGAACTTGAAAAGTTGAAGCGGACAACCCCAAAAGAGCCTGAGACCGTTCAGGGCAATGATGAAAAGGGAGTTGACAATTTTATCCCTCCAGACCACGGGGATGTGTGTTGGCAAATAGGCGCAAAGAATTTCAGTAGAAAAGAAGTTGCATATCTGTTATACACACAAAGAGCAATGATAGGCAATGATTTGAAAGCCCATTGTGGTAATGAAATGACTGATGAAATGTTTAAGATATTGAGCAACCCCCGAACCCCCAATTATTAACCGTCCTTCCCTGCCCATGTAAGGAGTAGGGAGGGGGAAAAAGAAAAACATGGAACTTAAAGATAAAAAATTTGCAGTAGTTTACAAAGACTTCTCATTCTCAACTGAAAATGAAGATATGATTGAACAGTATAAGGCCAAATCAAATTTTTTAGCAGTGTTACCTTATGACTTCTACTGGAATCTTGATAAAGATGAAATGACGACAAATCACAACGAGAGAATGTACGCTAAGGTTTTGGGATGGATAGATGGATACAAGTTCGCTAATAATGTCCGGTAGCCTTTCCCCTTAGTCAGATAGCTGCAAATAGTAAATAACAAAACAAAAAAATTAATCTATAAAAGCTAATAGAATTACTTATGAATTGGGATGAACTTATACAAATTATTGGGGATAATACAGAAACTCCAGAGCAGTTAAAAGCTATCCGTGATGCAGCTTTGCGAAGGCAGGGAATTGAAGTACTACTGCTGAATTTCGCACTAAAGTTTAATAAATGTACTTCTGTTGGTTTAAGCACATCAGCCCTGCTTTTGCCAATATAATGTTGGGCGTAGTTACATTATGGAAAGAGTTAAAAATGATATGGAAGATTTTGTCATTAACGGCAAACTTACCATTAAGGAGTTGTACGAATTAGCAAAGAAAGATGGGTTTGAAGATAGATACCTTTTCTTTTCCGTTAAGAACAAAACAACAGGGCAACATTTTAGCACCGATACAGTTGTTGATTTTGGGAAAGGATGGAGTAAAGATAGTGCTATTATGCACTTGACTTGGGAAGATTTGCCACATCAGGATGCGTGTGCCGGGTAATTACGCCCAACGGTTGCGTATATAAGAGGTACGCCACCGAGATTATGAACTGAAAAAATATGCTTCTGCGTATCTCTTATATACGTTGTTAGCAGAAGTACGAATTTTTAAAACAAAATAACTTATGGAAAAAGAATTTATTTTATGTGCTGCATTAAATTTTAACGGAAATATAATTTGCGGACATAGGCATTCAGATTGTTATGCAACTTTACAAGATGTTGTAAAAGTAAAAGATGAAGATATGCCGCAAAGAGAAAATCAAGGATTCTTAACTTCTTTAAATCGATACGTTGATAGAAAAGAAGGGTGGAAAATCGCAAAAGAAAACAATCAAATACAATGGGGATTAAGTGCTTCTGAAATAGGCGAAGATTCACAGTTAATTAGCGAAAATCTCTATTAGAAACGAAAACGCAGTATTTCTGCTAACATACAATATGTGAGAACGGGTTATAAACTATTGATTTAAAACAAATAGTATGAATATTTCTGAACACACGGGTAATTTCATTCAGGAAATGAAACGTAGAAATTATAGCCAAAACACTATTGATAACTATTCTTCCTGCATTAAATATTTTTTCGCCCAATCAGCCAAAGACCATCCAAAAAATATTAACGAACAGGATATAAAAGATTTTTTAGGCAAGTTCACAGAGGTAAATACTCAACGCAACTACCATAGTGCAATAAAGAAATTCTACGATGTTTGTTTAGGACAAAAGGAAAAGTTCAAATATATTCCTTACGCACAAAAGAATAGCAAACTGCCAATAGTTTTATCTGTTGAAGAAATACAAAAAATGTTCTCTGTTTGCGAAAACACTAAGCACAAAGTTATACTTGCCTTACTATACTCATGCGGATTGAGGGTATCGGAATTAATAAATTTGAAGTGGGCTGATATTGACCGAAGCAGAATGATTATAAATATCATTCAGGCAAAGGGCAAAAAAGATAGACAGGTTATGCTTACGCCTCAATTAATCCCGTTACTGGAAAAGTATTACAAAGAATATAAAAGTAAAACGTATGTGCTGAATGGATGGAAGAACGAATTGCAATATTCAGATAGAAGTGTAGGCGAAGTGGTTAAGCAATTAGCAACTAAAGCAGGTATCAGCAAAAGAGTTTATACTCATTTACTTCGTCATTGCAGCTTTACTCACATGGTAGAAAATGGAACGGACATAAATTTAATACAGAAATTAGCAGGACATAGTAATGTTAAAACGACATCTATCTATACCCATATTTCACATAACTTGATTTCAAAGATACACTCCCCTTTAGCAAATATTAATCTTTAACCTCACTTCACCACAGCCAGATAAATAGCTAAAAATCATTAATATAACAGCCCCTATAGTGTTAAAGCCTGTTTCTACAATAGGACTGAAACTACGAATTCTTTAAGTGTACATTACATACCTATTAATTTAATGTGCTTAATTGTTCTAGGCTGAGCTATGGGGGCTGTTATTATAAAATAATTTAATATGGAACCATTTTGGATGACTTCTGATGGTGTTTTTATAACACCGAGTAGTATGGATAATGAACACATAAAAAATACAATTAAATGCTTAAAGGGAGAAGGAAAATCAATAATTCCTGATAAATACCTTGGTTTAAAAAAAGAACGTTGGTTAGAAATATTTAATAATGAAGTCTTAAAAAGGAATATTCCTTTAATATTTAATTAAATATATTATTATGAAACTGAAAAAGCTTAAAAGTAAATTGCCATCGGAACAGTCAACTGCTCTTTTAAACGTTAAATATCCTCATATTAATTATATTTCTGGGGAAAATCTCAATTTACATGATGCTTTTCTTACAATGCTTAAAGGCATGTGGGTTGACAAAATTAAATACCCCAGCATTAAGCACATGGAAAAAAGACTGAATATGACAGAAAGAGGCATTATCAGAGTGGCTAAACTGAATAATTTAGGAGAAAGAAAACATATTTAAAACTTGAGTTATGACAATATTAACATTTCCCGTAGAAATGCAAGAAGATGTGTATAAAGTAACAGGGCAGCCAGCTCCGGATGAAGTTATTGATGTCACAGTAAAATTTAAAGAAACACTTTCCGATGAAGTGTTAGGATTATTAAAAGCTTTAGGTGTTCAAATCAGATTTATGACACCTGTAAAATAAATGAATGGTTGTTTGACACTTATTTGACTATATGTAAGACACGGGTTCGACTCCCGTCTGCTCCACCGGATTAATATTGACCATTTATAGGCCGGGTAATTCCGGTGGGGCAGCTTGGCTTTGATTGCATATCAGTGGATAGGAATAGACTATTCAGTGTAATAAACGGCAAGAGAATTGCTATTGGTAGAACTGCAATGAGAATTGCGGCCTAACAACGTATTGCCCCCCTGTATTTATACAGCGAAAAGGGGGCTTTTTTAATTATTTAAACTAAATTTTATGAGTGATAATAAATACATTGTAGAATGTTCTGATGAAGAAGAATGGGAAGCTGTTAAGGCTAAGGGAAATGTTGATTTGGGGAGCTATGAGGTGTATCAATATAGCTATCCAGAAGAACCTATAGCTATTGATGTTAATAATGGAGAATGAAGTAGGCTGAGTTATTACACTAACAAAAGGGGAGGAGAATATAGCGACTATAAGTTTATAACAGCTCAAGAATATTTAAACCCTGTTTCTGAGCCTCTTCTATTTAATTAAATATAAAAACCATCTATAAACTAAATTTATGAAAAAGTTAAAAGCGGCACTACTTATTACACTAGTTGTAACATTATTAACATTTCTTCATTCTTCGTGCAGTCCTTCTAGAAAAGATTGTAAGAATACGAAATATTACAAGCAAGGGGAGGGCTTATATTTATGAAAACAGGTGATGTAGTTATAAGAACAGCAGATGAATTTATGGGAATGAAAAAAGGAGATTTAGCCACTGTAGTGTCATACAATCTAGAACTAAGTGGGTTAGCTGACATTACTCTTGAAGAATTTGCTGGTCAACATTCAAATAGTAGTTTAAGACTAGCAACACCTGAAGAAATACAAGCTAAGGGATTTGTGTTAAAAATAGCGGAACCATTGATGTTTAACTAATTAAATATTCCCTGCCGTATTTAATAATTATTAAATAACATGATAATTTCATGGGGTGAATATGCAGGCCACAAGGCTATTTCTATAGCTCTTGTCTTTTTTTAACATTTAAAATTAAAAATTATGAAAAAAGCAATGTTTACGGATAAAATGGCCAGAGAATCATTTATATTTTCTCCTCCAGAAAAAAAGGATAAGAGATGTAGTAATAATAAAATATATTCTACACCAAAAATTAATGTAAAATCTGTTGCTAAAAAACAATCTTTAGGACTCAATTAAAAACACATTGCTATGACAAATGGAAAAATTGATTCTTTTGTAGAGCAGCTGATAGAATTCGATAGTGCGTATACACCTATACATTTATTAGAAATATGTTCTAATAAAGAAATCCTCAGAAAAACAGAAGATGAAAATCATAAAAAGAAGGATTGGGCTTTAATACAGGCATTTGGCACTATGGAATATTTTATATTTTGTAACAATTAAAATTAAATAAAAATTAAAAACAAAGTTATGGGTACAACAACTAATGGAGTTTATGTAGGAGGGCGCTCTGAGAGGCGTTCTAAAGCTCGTCAGCAGCTTGAAAAACAATTAGAGCTTGGCACTAAACCAAGAAAAACTGGCGTTAAATGGTCTGATTATAAGCCTGAGGAGCTTATTTGGACAGTGCCGGAAAAACCAGATGAAAAGCCTAAACCAATCGCTGTTAAATTAACAGAATCAGACAAAAAAAGAATAAACAAAGAGTTGGAGGCTCTTTCAAAATGAGAAAAATAGTCATATTAGGTTTTTAAATAAACATTTGTTGCAATATATAAACAAAAGCCTCTCTTTAATTAGAGGGGCTTTTTAAATTTTAAAACATGAAAGCAAAAAATTTAAAAAAAGGACTTAATTATAGAATAACTAGGAGTAATCATTTAACAAGTCATTTTAAAAATAACACTGAAATCACGGTGAGTAATATAAAAAATGGTAGAATTTATTGGGAAGCAAAAAATGGTGATGAAGATGATTTTGATATGGGTTCTCAGGTGGATTACGAAACAGAATTTGAACTAATAACATCAAATTCTGAACAACATCCATTAATATTCAATTAAAAAATATGAAACAAAGCACTACACCCCTGTTCTTTAATTACGGCTCTACAGCTAAAATAAGAATAAAAAAGGAAAATTGTTATGAAAATCCTGATTATCCTTGCTTATATGGAATTGTAACTAAAAAGCTTTGTTTCACCCTTCCCAAAGCTGCTGTAATAATGACAAAAACTCATGTATATATTCCTAATGAAATATACAGACAAGCATTAACAAAATATTATCAAAATGTAAAACTATGAGCTATGAATTAATAAGGAATCTTCCTAATAGCGGAATATTTTGGAAACTTACTAAAGAACAAGAGGATTGTCTAATAAGAATTCTTAAAAATAAGGGGTTAAGAATAGGCTCAAAACAAGAAAAATCAACCGATTCCAATATAGCTTGGTATCCTAGTGGATATTGTAATTACATAAAGAACAAAACTTCTCTTTCCACTTATAAATTCACTGATTATTTCAGAGAGAGTATTTTTACACCCTTAATATTTAACTAAATGAATATAAACAATTTACCAGAGGAACTGAGAGCTTTGGCTTTATTAAGAGCTGAAAAACCCTCACGTTATAAAAATTTTAATAAACATGATGAGAGGCTGAATTATATGTTTGATTGGCAGGGTAGCCTCGAAGGATACGGATTTTGGATGAGGGCTTATGACAGTAACTACACAACAGAAGACATTAATTATGCTGCTCATATTTTAAATATTGAATCATTCCCTCAAATCTTTAATTAATGGAATATAATAAGTTAACAGAAAAAGATGTAGGCAGATGTATATGTGTTTCCGATTCCACTGACTTTTTTATGATAGGATATGTTCATCCAGAATTTCATGTGGAAAATGATTCCGACACCACTGAATTTAGAGGAAAATTCACATATTATATATCGGCAGACAAAAAGTTTAGCAAAGATGCAATTTGGTGTTATGTGGCAAGTAGAAGGGGTTATAGAGAGGCCACTGAAAAACAGAAATATTGGCTTGATGTGTGTATTGCGGCTAATAAATATATACCCGAAAAAGAAGCTCTAAAAAACTATAATTTAATTTCTGAACCACAAATTTTTAATTAATGGATTTAGCAGACATACAAATAGGGCAGTGGTATGCATCTAATAATAAAGAACAGCCTAATTATCATTTTAAAGCATCAGAAATATATGTTAAGAGCAAAAAGGCTAAAGTGTTAAAAGTGGGACGTTGGAAACACCAGCCTGCTGGCTATGGCGAAATGTCAAATCCTGATTATTGGAGAAATGCCACCCCTGTAAACTATTTAAACATAGAACATCTCATACCAGATGAATTTAAAGAAAATAGAGAAACAGAGCCACTATTATTTAATTAAAACTATATAATATGAAACATAAATTACCATTTTATGTAGTGATAAGTCGGTCAGGACCTAATAATAGCGGCCATCCAAATTATAAAACATCAGCTATATATAAGGATGGACAACAATATTTTAAGGTGGTGGATATTTCTACAAATAAAGAACATGGTAACACTGAGAATCATGTAACATACATCACGGAGGATGGTTACCACTTGTGGAGTATGTGTGTTAATGAAGTGTCAGAACAAGAGTATATAACAAATAGGGGGCTTGAATTAATTCATGAACCTCAAATATTCAATTAAGGAATCAATTTTTAATTATAAACAAACAAATCAAAAAACAAACAAAATGGCAACAAAAAAGCAAGAAACAATCACAGCATTGACAGTACAATCATCAGTTCCAGATGCTTTACAAGCAATTAATGCACGCATCGCAGCAATGAAACACATTCAGGAATGTGTGTATTTAACATCTGGTAAAATCACTACAGGCAGTGGTGGACAAAAGGATATTAAAGAAGAAAAGAATGTTACAGAATTAGTGAAGGCTTTTTCTGGTATTCTCTTCCGTGCCAAAGCCATCGAAGAAGCCTATGACGAATTAGGTATTGATTCATATCCAGCTGTAAAGGTGGATGGTGGTACAGTGGAAGAGTGGAAAAAAGACATTCTTCTCCGTATTGAAATCATCAATCAAAAAGACACTCTGGATGAATTAAACAGCTTAAAGAAAGAGTGGGAAGATTTGATGGACAAAGAAGATAAGAAAGCAATGCTTGTGAAAAAAATGGAAAAATTCGCCAACGGCTGATTTTTTTGTTGATTATTAAACTAAAGGGTGTGTAGTTTTTATAGCTGCACACCCTTTTTAAATTTTATTTTATGAGAAATATAATGGATTTTGATGGAAACAGAGAGCAAATAGCAGTTAATAACAATGAAGAGTTTAAAAAATTAATTCCAATTTTAAACCTAAGATTTAAAGGCTGGAAAGAAGGAATGGGAAGTGGGGATTATCCACTTTATATTATACTGGAGGGAGCATGGGATGGACATACAAACATTAAACAAATTCATAAAGCCGTAATACAAGCCTCAGAATATTATACAGAACAAGAATGTATTTCTAATATATTTAATTAAAACTCAGTGTTTTATGGAAAAATGGTGTATTTTAAGAACCAAAGAAAATTATATAGAACTTAACGATTGGTTTAATAAAAAGTATGGTTTAGAACTTTCAGACTGTAAAGGATATTTGCATTCTTATGTGGTGTCTCCTAATTGTGTTGTACCCTATTTAATGAGTATTTATAGCGATGGTCAAAGAGACAAAGAGGCCACAATAATAACAATAGAACAATTCAGAGAGCTAACGAAAGCTCCTGTTGATAATAAAACTTTTGAGCCACAAATATTTAATTAATGTATTATGAGAATGAATGAATTAGAAATAGGAAATTATTATAAATCCATATGGGGTAGTGGAGAACAATATGGTATTATAAGATATGACAATATGTTCACGGACATTAAGAGTAGTAATTATGTACATGATAATTATGTTTATTTAGGTTACAATAAAACCATAACTGCTAAGGGGGATGGCAGCGGTGCCAGTAATGAATGGAAACCATGCACTGAAGAGGAAATAAGGATATTTGAAGACCAATTTGAAAAGCAGTTTGGCAATAAAAAGAATAAAAAAGCATTTACGCCCTTAATATTTAACTAATTAAGGCCAATTATAGCACTCGTTTGAAATAAAACGTGAGGAAATAATAATCCAAGATGCGTCCATAAATGCATTTGGACAAGGGTGCTTTTCATCATCCTATTTGGCCTGTGGTGCTATAAATTGGTTTTTTAATAAATTAAAAAATAAATTAATATGATAACAGAATTACCTAAAAAATGGGCAATAAGATGCACTCCAGAGAGTTCTAATTTTATAAATAAATTTTATCAAGACCATTTAAAAGAATATGAAGGTTGTAAGGGGAGATTTCCAGTAGTAATAGATGCATATTTACATTATCCTCAACATACATCAGCTTGTCATTCTAGAATGAATGGACCTGCTGAAAATTATACAGTGATTTCTTTTTTAGAATTTTGTACATTCGTGCTAAATCATTCAGACGAACCACAACTATTTAATTAACAAATAAAAACAAACAAAATGAATCAGCAATTGACAAATTCCTATGCTCCAACACTATTTGGAAGTCCTAACATTATGGTTAAAACAGACTATAGTGTTTTTAAACAAACAGATGAGCAAAAGTCTGATGCTATAGCAGCTAAATGGCAACATAAAATTTTTATGAATAAAAATGGCATTAATCCTAAAAAGCATCTAAACATCCCTATTTACAGACTTGAGCAATCTATTAAATTTAGTACATAATGACACCACACCATAAAAGAAAAATACATCCCATAGAACTGGTTGTTTCTATTATAGAGTTTGTGGGATTTTTATATTTATATTGCTTATTAAAAACTATTTAAAAATGGAAAAAACTAATTATTTAGAAACGAAATATCAGGGGATTATTCCCTATCAAATAGAAGAAGGAAAAAAACATATTACGTTAGCCCCCGGTGTATATCAACTTGGCTATTATGAAATTGCTCCTATGTGTATTGTTGACCACTTTATGCCATTAAAAGAGCAAGACAGTCTTATAAGATTTAAAGATAGTGTTGTTGACGATGTAGTGAATAAGGTGGATAAATTCTTTTCTCAGAATAGTGTAGATGCCTATAAAGAATTAAAATTAGTGCATAAAATGGGCATGATTATACATGGTCCTCATGGAACAGGTAAAACAAGTTCTGCTATGTTAGCCCTAAGAGCTATAGCTAAAAAATATGATGCTATATGTCTTGATTGTACGCCCAGAACTTTAAATAACTGTATAAACACTATAAAAAATATCAGACAGCACCAAAAAAATCCCATTATAATGTTTATGGATGAATTTGAGGTGGAAATGAGAGAAAGAGAGGAGCAGTGGCTGCCATTTTTAGATGGGACAGGAAGTTTTGAGAATTTTGTTTTTATAGCTTGCACCAATTATATAGACAAAATTCCTGATAGGATAAAAGATAGAAAATCCAGAATTAAACACATTGTGGAAATTAAGGGACTGCCAATGGCTGTATATTCTGAATATATTAAAGACAGACTTCCAAATTTAAAATCTGAAGAGTTAGCCGAATTTGCTTTTAAAGCTGAAAATGAAAAATTGACTATTGACCAAGTGAAAAATGCTCTTATAGATTACAGAATTGAGGGCTGGTCTATAGACAAGGCTATAAAGGTGGCAGCTTCTATAAAGGACGAATCTATTTAATCAAAATTTGAAACTAAATTATTATGAGTTTATTTCCAATTCGAAAATTAAGATATGTAAAAGTGGAATCTCCATTCTTGCCTGTAAAACCCGAAAATAAGCCAGAATTTGTCTATCATGGAAGAAAAGCTTTTAGAAACCCGCCAGAGCTATTACAAGCCTATTTAAAAGGGGGTAGAAGATTTTCTGAGAAAAGGAGAGAAGAAATAAAAGAGCTCTATCCTGCCCAAATAAAGGCTAAACCAAGGCAGAGCTTGTGGCCCAATTGTAAAACAGTGTTGGATGCTGTATTTAGTCCATTTTTAAAACCTGTAATATGAAATACACTGAACAAGGATGGCATATTGAATATGACCCCTCTATAACTGAAGAAATGTTTAATGAGTTTGTAAAAACCCTTTCTAATGATGGTATTACTTTCTTTAAAAAGCTTCAACTGGAGAATAACGAAGAAGTGGAATCAGAAGCTTAATTATTTTATTAGCTTAATTATTTTAAAAACAGGGGGAAGGACAAATTCTCCCTGTTTTTTATAACATTTAATTAAAAACATCAGTTATGGACGAATTATTAGAACAAGCACAAAAAGACTATCCTATAGGAACTAAATTTAAAGTGGCTCATATAGACCACAATCCTTCTGAATATATTGTAGCTGGTGGTTGGAGGTGGGAAGATAATGAAAAAAGAGTCATTCTTTGTGATGTCGTTGGAAGCGCAACGGGCTATGCCCCCTGTCTTAAATACAAGAACACATGGGCTCCTATAATAGAATTAGGAAACATTATTTTCGAACCATTAATATTTAATTAATATGAAACATGAAAACTTTATAGTGCAAGTGAAGACTGAAGAAGAGTTTTTAAGTGTTCTCAAATCTATGGAACACTCGCTTCCAATTTTAACATATAGTTCACACAAAGATAGTTATAAACAGTTTGTTCCACCCACTGGTGTGTATTATATAGGTGTTCATAATAATTCTGGGTGGTATAATGGCAGCTGTTCCTATCCCTTTATAACTTTTGAAGAATTTTTACAGAAAGAAAAATCCGAGTGTATAATATTTAATTAAATTCTTTTATGAATATATGTACGAAAATCAAGCAGAGATTTAATGAGCTAAGGATAAAAGGTAAAAAGAGTATAAAATTTGATAAAAAGGAAACAACAGAAAAGCAACTGGAAGAACTCAGAGAATGTGGATATACAGTAAAAGAAATTAATAATAATATAATTATATCAGAATGAAAACAATAGATTATGCTGCGGGAGACATAGTAGTGTGTTTGCGGGCTATAAAAGATAGGGGCGGTAAGCATAAACAGTCTAAATCGGTTATAAAAGACTATTTTTACAAATGCATTGGTGTATATAATCCCACTGTATATAATCCAAAAGAGGGTATCACTTGTGGATTAGACGGCTTTACATTTATTCTTACAGCTTCTAGGTTTAGAAAGGCCACAGAAGAGGAGCTGTTATTATATAATTCAGGAGCTAAATCTATTAATGTACAATATATAATTTTTAATTAATGAATCAACATATAATGGAAAATCTAAAAAACGCTTTTATTCCCGGTGTAAAATTTAAAAGACACCCTAATCATGTAACTTGTCTTAAAGACAAAATATACACTGTAGCTTCTCCACTTAGGATAGTCAGCGGGAACACTACAGAAGATTTAATGGTGTGTACAGTTGAAGAAGCTTATGTACATATATGCAATAATGGAAAAGATTGGGCTACTATTCTAGAATCTAATCCTGTAATAAATGATAATCCCTTAATATTTAACTAATGAGTAGTATAAAATTTAATCCAATAGAAAGATTTATAATAATAGAGCCTGTAATAGATGAAGTGTATTGGCTTCAGTTTTATGATGATAGGTCTAAAACTCAACCCACTGATTATTTATGGCTCACTAGATGGGGAAAAGACGGAAACAATAAATTTTCAATATGTACATATCATAATGAAAAATATAAAAACAGTTGGTATTCTGAAGATGTTGCAATTTTTACATCTTCTATATCTGGTAATAGACATAATTTATATTTACCAAGAACAGAAGAACTAGTTTGGCACAGAGCAATGGAACTCATTGGAAAAACCAGTCCCGTTTCAAATATAGAAGAGTGGCTTAAAAAAACTACAATTAATAATGATATTTTAATATTTAATTAATGGGAAATAAGGCAGATGAGGCTAAAGATGCCATAGATGAGCTTCTTAAAGAAAAAGAAAGCGAAATAGAAGATTTACAATCAGAACTAGATGATATGACATCAGAAAAAGATGATTTACAAGAGCAATTGGATGAATATAAAGAAGAAAATAAGAATCTAAAAGATATTATAGAAGCATTAGAAAACAAAATTAAACAATTAACAGCTATTCCTCATATATTTAATTAATTATGAAACAATCAAAAGGCGTATTAATAACAGAATTAATAGTGACACTATTTCTGATGATAAGTTATATATGGTTGTGTTTATCAGATGAAGCCTCTGGGGGAATATCCACAATGGTAGTTTGGTTTGTAGGATATATAACAATATTAGATAAAATTACTAAATTTGTAACATGGAATTTTGACCCCCAAAATTATAAAATATGAATAAATTTAACTGGTTGAAAAGCTTTTTTAGTCCTTTTAAAAGACCCAAAATTAAATTATATATAGGAAAGACGACTATAGGCACTCCCTATTTTCTTCCTAGAAAATGGGTTAAAATACCAAAAGAAGAAGTTATAAAACAAGCCAAAGAAAAATATGATAAGTGTCCTAAAGAATATCAAACTTTGCATCATTATAACAGTTTATTAAATTGTTGTAAAGGGATGAAACAGCCTATTTCAAAGAAAATAGGATTTGATTTTGTGGGGTTGGGGTGGAAAACTAAATTTGGCGATTACAGACACGAGTGGAATCCTGTATGGAGCTTTGTCTTTTTTAGGTGGCAAATAGCCATACAATTTATCCCTATTCATGATATGCATTATTGGGAAGCTTGGCTATATTATGAATTAGACACAGACAAAAGATGTAATAAAATGGAGAGGATTGATATGTGTTTAAAAAAGGCCCCCCAAATTTGGACTAGCTATAATAAAGATGGTAGTAAAACCACCACTAATTATTACACTAAAATACTGAAAAAGAAATATTTAAAACTGATAAAAAATGAGTGAAATAATAGCAATCGGTGATACACATGGCAGGGCTCTTTGGAAAGATGTTGTTGAAAAGCATAAAAATGCAGATAAAATAGTGTTGATTGGAGATTATTTTGATACACATGACGACATTTCTCCAGAACTTCAAATGATAAATTTTAGGGAAATTTGTCAGTATAAAGAAGCTCATAAAGAACAAATTGTTCTGCTTATAGGTAATCATGATGAGCACTATTTTCCATTTATGGGAAATTCTGGTACATCTGGATTTAATGCAGGAGCTGCTCCAGCAATAGGACACTTATTAATGACATACAAAGACCTGTTACAAATGGCTCATTATGAGGATAATATATTATTTACCCATGCTGGTGTAGGAGAAACATGGTTTAATGCTAATATTCCCGAAATAAAAGAAGAATGGAGCGCTAAATATATGTCAGACAGCATTAATGATGTATGGAAATATAAACCTCTTTCTTTTAAATTTAACGGTTGGAGAGATTCATCGGGGGACGAAATAGGACAAACACCAATATGGATAAGACCCAGAGCTTTATTACAAGACACTAAAAATATGAGAAAAGCTGGAATTATTCAAATAGTTGGACATACGCAGGTGACTAAAATTGATGTAGAGGGTAGTAAGAAAAATACAGGAGGGAAACTGTTTATGATAGATGCTCTGGGTACATCCGGAGAATATTTAGTTATTAAAGATGGAGAATTTATTGTTAAAAAATGCTAAAATATGAAATATAGTAAAGAATTAAATGGTGTGTACCACGCTAAAAATCATACATATACATATCTGGTAGAATTTAATAATGGAATTAGTGGATGTGGATTAAAGAATGGCAATAATGCTAGAGATAATAATTTTGATGTATTTTTTACCACTTCTGATTTTAATAAAAATTCAGATGGTTATGACTACGTTTTAGCAGATGAACGCCATACAAATTGGCTGAAATCATGTAAGAAAATAGGAAAATTTACATTAGAAATAAAACAAATAGAATTGGTGGAACCATTATTATTTAATTAAAACAAGAAAAATTATGAAAGAAGAAAAAATTATTGATAAAACAAAAAATTCAATAAACACCTTACATCCCTACAGATTAGCAAATGACTTATGGGTTTATGATGATGAAGATTTGGGGGTTTATAGCGAAGCCTTCGTTATGGGTAGTTCTGAGGTAATAAATCATCTGGTAGGTATGGAATGTGATAAATTTACTATGTTTATATCTGCACAACCTATACCAGAATATGATGCACATTTAGTAAAAATTAAGGGGGATGGCAGTGAGGGCTGGTATCAATTACAAGGTACTGGAATGGAGCATTGGCTATGTGGGCAGGTGCTGGCTTATTTCCCAGATTATCCTTCAGACATATATGTGAAGTTGAAAAAATAAATTTGGATAAAAGTAATAAAATATACGCATTAATTAAAGTTTAATAAATATGGCAAAATTTAAAAAGGGTGACATAGTAGTTCTTAAAAAAGACTCTGAATATTATATCCCCAAAGCCCCAAAATATAGTAGTAATCCAATTCATACAGAAGGAGTTATTACTTCAGTAAGTTCAGGAGAATTTGGCATTCAAGTAAAATGGAATAACAACACTACAAATGGTTATTCTTTTAAAGATTTAGAATTATTCAATCAAAAAACAGAAAAAATGGCAACAAGAAAAACAACAACAAAACAATTTCAATTAGAAGCCGGACAGTATTTTACAGCTACTTATGGCAAGAAAAAGGTGAGAGGAGTGGTGGCGGACGCACCAGATGATTACGATAATTTTGTATTATATGGAAAAGATTTTGATGATGATGCCGAAGATGATGACGCAGAATTTAGCACACAATTATACATCGATATGTATGGGAGGGAGGACCAAAGTCACACAGATGTGTTAAAAGACTACGGAATTACTAATTTTGTTTTATTAACAGATAAGAGACAAAAGGCTATTGTTGATGGAGATAAATGCCTAACTGTAGCGGGACATAAAGTGCATATTAAGGGTAATTTCGTAAATTTTGGGTGTGGCGCTGTTAGCACCACTAAAAAAGAAATAAAAGACTTTTATGCAGTGTATAAGGATGTAGATGTAAATGAGCATATGCGTTATAAAGAGTTGATAGACGAAATAGGCGAAACAGCATTTGAAGAGGCTGTAGCTTTTTATAATCAATTCAAAATGTACACTACAGCTCAGCAAAAGGCATTTAATAATCTTGTAAAAGAAATGGATAATGCTGACAATGTACTCTTAGAAGATTTGAATAGGAAAGAAGTGGATGAATTAATGAAGAAATTAGACTAAAAATAAAAAAAGAGGGGAGAAATTCCCTCTTTTTTCTTAAATTTGTGCCTATGTTAGAAAATAATGTATATATATTTGATATTGAAGGTGATGGTTTGCTTTCTACTATTACGAAAATTCATTGCGTTTGTGCATATAACATAAAAACCAGAGAAGCTGTACAATTGACTAATTATCAAGAAATTGAACAATTTTTTTCTGACGAAAAAGCCACTTTTATAGGACATAATATTATACGTTTTGACATTCCGGCATTAAAAAAGATAATAAAGGTAGAAATAAGGGGTGATGTAATTGATACACTAGCAATATCGTGGGTGTTAGAAGAAAACAGAAAAAATCATGGATTGGGGAGCTACGGAGAGGAGTTTAATATAAAAAAACCAGAAATAAAAGATTGGAACAGCCTTACAGTAGAGGAATACATTCATAGGTGCTCCGAAGATGTAAAAATAAACACCACTTTATGGAACAGGCAAATAAAATATTTAAAACAAGTTTATTATCAAGATGATAAGAATTTATATAGGTGGTTTAAATATCTGAGATTTAAACTAGAGTGTGTGTATGAACAAGAAACTGAGGGGCTGAGATTAGATGTTAATAAAGCTAAAAAGCACTTTAATGAGCTCTCTATTCTTAAAGAGGAAAAAATCAAAGAATTAGAAGCTGCTATGCCTAGAGTAGCCATTAAAAAAAAGAGGGTGTATAAAGATGCTGTAAAAGATAGTAATGGTAATGTTTTTGAAAAGGGTGACCTGTTTTATAATTCTCAACCTATTAGCAGGAAAAAAGAAGAAATAATAGAAGAAAAAATCATAGGTTGGAAAGAGCCTAATGCTAATAGTCATGTTCAGATAAAGAATTGGTTATACAATTTAGGTTGGATACCACAAAATATACAGCATAAAAGAAATAAAAAAACTGGTGAGATAAAACTTATTCCTCAAATAAAAAGCCAATTTGAAATAGGAGAAATATGTGATAGTGTTAAATTACTATTTAAAAAAGAACCAAAATTAGAGGCTTTAGGAGGATTGTCGGTGCTTACCCATCGTATTAGTATATTTGAAGGATTCATATCCGATGAGGAAAATGGACGCATATATCCCTCTATGAATGGTTTAACTAACACCCTGCGTCTTAAACATAGGGTAATTGTCAATCTACCTAGGGCTGGGAGGGCGTATGGGGAGGACATTAGGGGGTGTTTAATAGCTGATGAAGGATGCATTTTATGTGGAAGTGATTTAAGCGGTATAGAGGATAGCACTAAAAGACATTTTATATATGATTATGACCCTGAATATGTAAAAAGTATGGACACTCCGGGGTATGACCCCCATTTAGAGCTCGCTGTATTGGCAAAATTTATGACCAAAGAGGATGCTGATTGGTATAAGGAAGAATCCAAAAAACGTAAAGATGAAGCCTATAAAGCCTCTACAGAAGACAATCAGAGGTTTACAGCTTTAACAGCTAAAAGGTATGTGGCTAAAACTACTAACTTTGCAGCAACATATAAAGTAGGAGCTAAGGCCTTAAGTGTATATCCCGGTATTAATTTAGGAATGAAGGAAGCAAAGAGGGTAATAGATACATATTGGAAAAGAAATAAGGCTATTTTGGACGTAGAAAATAGTTTAAATGTCAAAGAGGTATATGGGCAAAAATGGCTTTTTAATCCTGTTAGTAGATTTTGGTATACATTAAGGGCTGATAAAGATAGATTTAGTACATTAAATCAGAGTACGGCTGTATTTGTATTTGATAAGTGGCTTACAGAAATTAAAAAAGCTGGTGTTAAAATACCATTCCAATACCATGATGAAATAGGATTTAATGTTAAAAAAGAGAAAAAAAGAGAAAATACAGCGATTATTAAACAAGCCATACAAACTGTTAACGACAAATTAAAACTAAATATAACAATAGGATGCAGTGTTGATTATGGTAAAAAATATAGTGATATACATTAATTATGGAAAACTTAAAATTAGACATATTCAAAAAACAAGAAAGCGCCTACTATCCTATACATTCAAAGAACTATTGTTGGAAGGGAATATTTGAATATTTAATGTGGTATAAGGTGGAAGAAAAAACAACATTAATTAGTGTGGGAACTAAAGGACTTTTAGCCTTTAATATTCCTGCTTTTTGTTTAAATTAATAAATTATGGAAAAGAAAATAGCAGTGTATTGTCCCACCCCAGAAATATTTGAATTAGTTGCTAGCAAAATTAATTGGCCTCATGGGAATATTTGGTCTAACTACCAAGAACGTACTGTAGTAGACATTTCTCTTAAACAATATTGTAATAGAGAATATTATGAAAATAAAAAAGAAAAATATAATATACTCACCTATAGTGAATGGATTGGTGAGGATGGGGATGTATTAATTTTTAATTAAAAAATTATGGAAAAATTACCAGAAAAATGGTTTATTAACCCAACCAATGAAAATGAGAGCATGGCTGTATCAAATTGGTTTGCCCAATATAGAAAATACTCAAAAGGATGTGAAGAATCATATAATTGGTATTTTCCGGCTTATGAAAATAGTGGAGAATTACAATTTTGTTATACACACGGAAAAGTAAAAGGCAATTTAATGGATGGCTACGAACAAATAACGTTTTCTCAATTTAAACAATACGTTCTAGAAGAAAATGATATTTTTACTCCCTTAATATTTAATTAATATGCTTAAAATCAATTCAGAAAAATATATTGAAATATTTAAAGACTGGCCCAACAGAGAAATGATTTTGTCAGGATGGGAATGGATAGTGAAATATTATTTCTACATTCCTGTTATTATATACACTAAAAAATTATACAAATGAGTGAACTAGAAATACTGAAAAAATTAGAAAGAAAATATAGTAGATGGATAAACAGATGGAGTTGGGGTAGAACTTGGAACGACACTTGTTTTGGATTGTGTCGTGCCCTCTCTCAAATTGTTGGATTTAATGGACTTGATTATAAATTAGTGTATTTAAGATTGTATTCTGAATCTATTAATTTTGGAAATACGAGAGATGGTGTATATTGGTGGAAAGAAGGCTTAATAAAGCCAAGACTACAAACTATCAGAGCAGCAATTAAAACCCTTAAAAATGAACAGAAAAATATTTGAGGAACAATTAGAGGAGGAATATCATCAGGATGTGCTTGATTATCAACAAGAACAAAAAGAGCAAGAGTCAGAACTGTTTAACATATATACAGGAAAGCCAATAAAAAACATTAATTTACATAAATTACATTTTAAAAATAGGAGAAATCATTATAGATTTGCAAAGAAACATCCTGTTTTTAATCAAAAACTCCCTTTCTAATGATGCTAGAAGAACTTTTTAGAACAAAAAAATCAAATAGTATTAAAATATATGAAGTTCATATGTATGCTTGGAATAAAGCTATGATGTCTGGACATTCAATTTTTGGGGAATCGTGGAATTATGTATGGCTTAAAAGCTATAATGAAAAAATAAAAGAATTATGAGTAAATTATTTAATTTTACGGAAAACCATTTCCTATCCCTTATTAAACAGAAGATTCCTCTGGATTGCATATTCTTGTTAGAATTAATAGTTTTAGGAGAAAATGTAGATTCAGAGGAATATCTTCCATTTATTCAAAGACTACAAAGAAAGGGATATATAGATGGGAAACAGGAGCTTACAGAATATGGAACAGCTTTATATAAAAGTTTGTTTGAAGAAGTGGTGGCTGTTAAGCCTAAAACAATAGTTCAGAAGAATGATTTATTTGAAAAATGGTGGGAGACATACCCTGCCACTAATGATTTTACAATAAATGGACGACATTTTCAGGGTTCACAAACAAAAAGAATCCAAAAAGATGAATGTAGAAAAATGTTTACTATTATGTGTAATTCTTTTAAAGGGGAGGATATAATAGCTGCTACAGCTTATCATATTAACAACGCTAAAGAAGTGAGCTTTAAAAGAAAGGATAATCAGCTCACATATGTTACTAATTCTCTTAGATATTTAAGAGAGAAATATTTTGAACCATTTATATCAAAGGTTAAGGAGAAGGAACAAATAGCAGCATCAAAAGAATTTGAAATATGAGTTTTTTTAAGGATTTAAAACAGACGATATTAGACGGACAGGAAGGAAAAAACAAGGGACATTCATTAGGAATGTCTCGGTTGGATAGGTATATAAGCCTTAGAAAGAAAATGTTCTATGTAATCATGGGGAGTACGGGCTCTGGAAAGAGCTCTTTATTACATGATACATTCATCCTTAACCCCTTGGAAGCTCTATTACTAAATAAAGAAACAGATAAGAAATTGAAATATAAGCTTTTAAGCATGGAAAGGAGCAAAAGCTATATTCATGCTAAATGGCTTATAAGAAGGATATTTTTGGATACGGGACAGCTTATTCCTATGCACACCCTATTAAATTGGTATGGAGATAAACTTAAAGCAGATGCTTTAGAACTTATTGACACATATGAAGACTATTTTATTAGACTGGAAGAGCATATAGACATATATGAAGGAGGAAGAAGTCCAAATGATATATTTAGAATAGCCAGAGAATATGCAGAAACTCACGGAGAAGAAAAGAAAATAAGTGAATATAAAAAGGTGTACATTCCTGCAAATGAACATGAGGAAGTGGTATTTTGTGCTGACCACTTGGGTCTTTGTAAAACCACTAAGGATGCCGTCACTAAAAAACAGGCTATTGATAAAACCGTGGAAAATCTCCAATATATGAGAGACTATTTAGGATGGAGTGTTATAGCTGTTAATCAACTTAATAGGGATTTGAGTAGTTCTATATACAGTAAGCTGGATTCGTTTGAGCCTCATATAGATAATGCTAAAGAAACAGGTAATACAGCTGAGGCAGCTGATGTTGTTATTAGTTTATTTGACCCTATGAGGTTTAATACAAACGATAAATTTTACGGGAATGTTGAGGTGTTTAGAAGTCCTGAAACAGGGCAGAAATTCTTTAGGAATATTAAAATTCTTAAAAATTCATACGGAGCCGATGATATTGGCATTGGGGCCGTATTTCATGGCGAAACAGGGCATTTTGCTGAGCTTCCAAAGAGTAAATTTATAAAAGACAATTGGAAACAAGAGGATTATGATTCAATTTTTAATGGGTCTTATTTTCTACAAAAACAATAAAAAATGAAACAATTTAAAAGAGGTGATAAAATAAAAATAATAAAAGACTTTAAAGATGGTAGGTCTGGTATGGATGGAAAAATTGGTGTGTTTTGGGATTATACAAGCAGAGAACAACAAAGGGATGGTTATTGTTATATAGTTAAAACACAAGAAATTCATGGACTGGTTTGTGCTGATATTGAATTAGTGGAGGAATTTAAAAGTGGTGATAGGGTTAGAATAATTAAAGAGTGGAAAGACCAAGAAGGGGGACCATTTGAAGGACAAACAGCTATATTCAGTGCTTATTTAGCTCCCGACAGCTATTATGGCAGGCAGGGTTATAAATATCTTGTGGATAAACCATCTTTAGTAGTTTGGGATATTGAACTTGTAAAAGAGAAAGAATTTGAAGTTCCAAAAAAATGGTGTATAAATGTTTCAGATTTTTCAGTGGGTGAATATTTAGTTAATAATTTTGTTCCGGCTCAGGATTGGTATTTAAAAATGCCAAACAATGTTAATTATTTTCATTTTAAAAAAAATAATTTTCATTTTTGGAGAGAAATAAAAGATGAAGAATACACAGAAATTACATTTGAACAATTTAAAAAATACATATTAAAACAAAAAACAATGGAAAAAGAATTAATTGGCTATCGGCTAAAAGATGAAAAATATAGAAATGCTGTAAATGCATTAATTATTGAATGTGGAGTGTTTTCAAACAAAATATTAAGTTTAAATAGTCCAAAAACTATAGCCGCTTTAAGAGAAGCTAATGTCTTGGATGTGTGGTTTGAAGCTGTTTATAAAGAAGAGTCCCTACTAAAAGTGGGGGATTGGATATATTTTCTAGAATCATATGATGACAAACCAATAGGAGCTGTTAGAAAAATCTCTGGCGTACAGCCTGATTCTTACAATGGACTACAATGGGTGAATTATAGAGATGGTGGTTTTAGAGTGGGTGGAAACGGATATTTTGAAAACGAACATTATAGAAGAGCTACACAAAAGGAAATAGATGAGGTTACAAAGGTAGAAATTGGTGGATACACTGCAACAATTGAGAATGGAAAAATAGCTTTTGGTTGCCAGTGTTTTAGCAAAGAAGAGCTTTTAACTATTAAAAGACTGTTTACTCTTGAAATAAATGCCACTATATCTATTCATGGTGTGAGTATAACAAGAGAAATAATAGATAGGTTATTAGAGTTATTTGATTAATATTGTATATGACAAAAGATGAGATTCAGGCGAAGGCTGTAGAACTATTTAAAAAACAGCCTTCGCTTTTAATTGAATGGCCTACGGGATGTGGGAAGGGGTTGGCTGTAATGAAATGTATTTTAGCCTCTGGAAATGGGCCAAAATGGCTCATTGTGGTGCCGGAAATCGTCCAAATAAGTAATTGGTGGCGAGATTGCGAAAAATGGGGCCTTAGAAACAAAATAAGCCCCTTTATTGAGGATGTAATATGTTATGCTAGCTTAAAAAATTGGGCCGGAAAACGGCTTAGAATCGCTTTAAATGAGTGTCACCACTTGTCAGAAGAAAGGGCTAATATTTTAGCTTCAATAGAATACACCCAAATTATAATGGACAGCGCCACAATACCCACAGACGTAAAGGAAAGACTTCCCGCTCATATCAGCTATAAAATAAGCATGAAAGAGGCGGTAGAATGGGGAATTTTGCCAGCACCGGGGGTAAATATTCATTATATAGAGCTTGACGATTGGCAAAAACTATGGCCTAAAAAGCTCAAATCAGGCAAAATATTAATGGTGACGGCAAAATCCTATTATAGTGATTTAACAGCTAATTTTAAATATTGGCAAAATAGACACAGAATGGAGGGGGAGCCTTGGCAACAAAAAAGGATGTTTATGTCTGCTATATCCAGAAAGAGGTGGATGTCTGAATATAAGACAAAAAAGGCCAAAGAGGTGATAGAGCTTATAAAGAATAAGAGATATGTCGTATTTTGTGGGTCTGTTAAACAAGCTAAAGAATTGGGGGGTAAACAGGCTATTCACAGTGGGAATAGGCATAATCAAGAACTTATTGATGAATTTAACATGTTGATAACCAATAATTTATATGCTTGTTCTATGATGAAGGAGGGTATGAATTTAGAGGGCATAGAAGCCGGACTTATTACACAACTGGATGCTGGAGATTTGGGTAATATTCAAAGGTTGGGTAGATTGTTAAGAAGTGATTTTCCTGAACTTCATTTAATATGTTTAAAGGATACAAAAGATGAAGAATATTTAGAAAACTTTTTAAAAGCAATAAAATGATGAATAAAATAGAGAGAGCCAGAATTCGAAACTGGACTAAGGCTAGAATAATGGGGTTAATTGTTGGAATGAATAATCCTATAGTACTTACAGACAGAGAATTAGAAATAATATCTGAAATAGAAGAATTAAAAAACTTATTATTGAAAGAATGGGATGATAATTCAGTGACATTGGGTATGAAAGTAAAAAAACCCAAAAAAGAATTATTTCAAAATATCGAAAAAGACTTGTAAATTTGTAAAAATAAAAAAGAATAAAATATGGCAAAATTAGTGGGAATTGTTGGGGATACGGGAAGCGGAAAAAGTAGCTCTATCACTCATTTAAATCCTAAAGAAACCTACATTATTAATGTAGCAGGAAAAGAGCTTCCTTTTAGAGGGAGTGAAAAACTCTATAACGAAGCTAATAAAAATTATGCTGTTATAGAAACACCAAAAGAGGTGTTAGAAAAAATAGAGAAAATAGCTGAAAAAGCACCTCATATTAAGACAATTGTTATAGAGGATGCTAATTATTTGTTTGGGTTCACTATGGTGGATAAGGCGACAGAAACTGGATATACAAAATTCAGTGTTATGGCTCAACAAATGAAGAATTTAGTTCAAGGGGTGAAGAAATTGAGGGATGATTTGTTAGTGGTGTATATGAGCCATTATGAGGAAGTGATGGATACAGGAGAAATTGTTACGTATAAAATGAAAACAGCTGGGCAGCTTGTGGATAAAGAATTAAAGCTCGATGGCCTATTTACAACCGTACTATATGCAATAGTGGAGGGTAAAAATAATGATGAACATATATTCCTTACTAACAGATATAAAAAATATCCAGCCAAAACTCCAATGGGTATGTTTTCAGAGTTAAAAATAGAAAATAATTTACAAGCGGTGAGAGATATTGTAATGGAATATTATACATAATTAAAAAATTTAAAACATGTTTAAAAATTGGAACTGGATTAATATATGGTTATCATTTTTGTTACTAATTGCAACTACAGCAATAACAGGCCTTGTTCTATGGATTAGCTCAGATAAATCTACTATTAGATATTCTATAGGTGGGAATAACAAAGAAGTGAGGTTGATAAGAGAAATTGATAATTATGAAGATGATTACATTATGGTAGATAGGGCTATCTCATTAGATAGTTTAACAAATATTGTCGAAAAATTAAATAAAGCTTTAAAAACTAAAAATTAAGAAATGGCAGCGAAAGGAGAAAAAAGAACAGAAAAAACAGGTGGAGAAGGAATTCAGCTAGTGTGTGGACTAGGATTAGTGGAAGAAATAGTGTGCATTAATCCCACAAATGCTGAAAAAGCAAAAATGTATGGGTATGAACTGGATGAAGACAGGGAGGAAACAGAATATGTAGGAGAGAATGAAGAGGGAAAAGCTAAACTAGCTTTAGACATTTATTATCGTTTACAGGGTGTAGAAGCTCCTAGAAAACAGAGGTTTTTCCTAGAAAATGAGGCGATTACATTTGAGGATGAGAATGATGATAATAAGGTTAAATTTAAATTTGTCAATCAGGTGGGACAAATTGCTACGGCTGAAAGTGAAGATGATTTAGGTGATTGGTTTACGGAGTTTCAGGAATGGGATAAGGATGAAAAGAAGTTCGTAAAAATTGGAGAAAAGAAAACATTTAGAAAGTGTTTAAGGGGTGAGGACACTCTCATGAGATTTTTAAGAGAGGCTCTCTCTATTAATTATGAGCTTCCATCGGCTGATTTAAGTTATAATTATAAAAAACTTTTCACTGGAAACACTAAAGAACTTCTAACAGATTTGCAAGGAGATTTATTCAGGAAATTTGTTGTTATGACTCAAGTGACCACTAAAGAAGGTGATGATGGTGTAAATCATTATGAGAAATTGTGGCTCCCTAACAATAATTTTGGTGTTCCGACACTACCAGAAGAGGCTATGAAGCATATTAACAACGGTTGTAAATTTCCTACAGGATGGATGGGTAAAAAGTGGAAAAAATACAAGGAAACATACGAAAAATATGCTCCTAGTGGATTTGCTCCACTAGAGCCCGTACGTCCATATGATGATTCAGAGGATGTTTCAGCAGGAACAACGGCTAAGAAAGAGCCTAAGAAGATTGTAGCTGGAAGTGATTCGGATGACGATTATTAAAATATAAGATATAAGGGTGACTCCCTCAACCTGCTCCAGCCCTTTTGGGGTCGGTAGGCAGAGTCGCCAAGGCGTACCTTGGGCATCCTATTACAGGGGGTGAAATTATACTCTAAGCCTTGAGAAGAAATTCTCAGGGCTTTTTTATTATATTTGTAATTATGGGAGCAACAGGAGTTATAAAAAAGAAGAGAATATCAGTAGAAGAAATATTAGCTATTACACAAGGGGGTTGGGACGTATTTATTAAAGAAATAGGAAGATTTCCTGTATGTAAATCATTTAAACACCCATTAAAAAGAGATAAATCTCCTTCTGGTGCTATATTTAATCGAGAAGGAATATGGTTTTTAAAGGATTTTGCAGGAAAATTCCCCACCATGACGGCTATTCAATTTGTACAGAGGAAATATTCTTTAGATTTTAAAGAAGCTATGGATAAGATATGTCAGGATATGGGTATTAACCCTTCCACAAAAGAATATAAACCTATACAAATATTTGAAAAAGCCCCTATTTATGAACAAAGTGATATTCATATTGGATTTTCTGATATGAAGTGGAAAAAAGAACATCATTTATTCTGGAAAAACACAGAAGTGACGGAAGCACATTGTAGAAAATATGATGCTTATGCTGTAAAAGAGTGTTCTATAAATAGAAAAAAAGTGAGAATGGGTTTAAATGAGGTGGTGTGGGCTTATTATGTAGAGGAAATAGATAGGGTTAAACTTTATTTTCCAGAAAGGGAAAAAAAATTAAGACATAGGGGAAATGTTCCTAACAATCATATATGGAATCTTCATAATATAGGAGAATGTGATAAACTTATCGCCCAGAAATCATTTAAAGATTTATTAGTAACCACCATACTCACTCCTTGTGTTGTAGCTCTTCAAAATGAAGACGCTAAATTATTTGTTAATGCAGAAACTGGACCTAAGCTTGAAAAATGCGGAAAAGAGATATTTTTAGCCTTTGGGAGTGATGAGCATGGGGTGGAAAATAGTAAAATCCTTACAGATGAATATGGATATAAATGGGTAAATCCCCCTAATAAATATTTAAAAGAGGATATTAATGATGCCTATTCTTTAGCTCATAAATATGGACTAAAAGCTTGGGAAGAATGTTTAAAAAAGAAAAAAATAATATAAAACCATGAGATTACAAAAAGAGGAACTAGCGGCAGTGGCTGGACACATATTAGAACAAATAAAAGAAAAGAACAAAGTGGAAGTTTCAAAAAAAGATAAGGCTTTAATAGCGGCTTTTTTCAAGTTAAAGACTAAAACCTATGAACAAATTGATGTCTTAAATAAATCCATAACAAATGCTCGTGGGGAGTTAAATAAAACCTTGGGGACTAACCTTCCTATTTATGGAGAGTCTCAAGAAAGTTATGAAAAACAACTATCTAAATCAAAGGAAAAAAGTATTCCAACATTAGATGAAATAAAAAAACAAGTGATTCTTAAGAGTTTATTTTCAGGCGAAAAGGAGTTGAAAGAGTTTATTAAAGAATTAGTGGCTAAATATTAATAATGAGTAAGCTTAATTGGGAGAAATTTAAAGAAAAATTCGATGAGAGTTGGCATTTAAAAATGAAGCCCTTTATTGAATCTAAAGAATGTTATGACATATACCAAGTGTTAAAAAGCCGGGGGAATGAAATATTACCATATTCTAAAGCTTTATGGAAGGCATTTAGATGGTGTAATTTGGATAATTTAAAATGTATTGTTGTAGGACAGAGTCCATATCATACATTAGATAATGGAATACCCTTAGCAGATGGCATAGCCTTTAGTTGTAGCAACACTAAAAAAGAAAGTCCCAGTTTAAAAATTCTATTTGACGCAATAGCTTATGATTTAGATAGGAGAACTATAGAAAGAAACCCAAACCTTGATTATTTATGTTTTCAAGACATTTTGATGTTAAATCTAAGCTTGACAATTAAAAGGGGCGACAAGAATAGTTTTGGAGAACATGAATTGTTGTGGAGACCGTTTATAGAATATCTGTTTAAAGAGGTGTTGAATACAATGACGGGAATTCCTATTATATTATTTGGCAGTCCGGCTAAAGAACAAATAGTGCCTTTATTACATGATAGTCAGCCTTATAAGTGTGTTAAACATCCAGCTTGGTATGCTAGAGATAAGAGTCCTATGTTTACTGATTGTTTTAGTTGGGCTTCTAAAATGAGTTTTGACAATAATGGAGAGGAAATATATTGGGACTATAATGACTATTTAGTAAAAGGTTTACCGTTTTAATTAAAATAATTATGAAAAAGAGATTATATTTCCAAGTGTGTAGCGCTTGTGGTTCAAAAGAAGTGGCAAGATGTAAATGGGTAAATGTAAATGATGACACTATATATGACCAAGATTCAGGAACAACCCTAGAATGGTGCATGGAATGTGAAGATGAAACAAGTATAATTGAAGAAAATGAGTTTAAAGAATCATTTTTAGAAGAAATTCCCGGAAATGAATCTAAACCCTCTTGTGAAAATTGCGGAAGTCCAAACATAGAATGGCATCATTATGATAAGAAAAGTGGGGAGCATTTTATAAAATGCTACAAATGTAACCACATTTTTGATGCTTCTTTAAGATAGTGGCTTGAACAACCATAGTTCAACTAGAGTTTATAGGGTGATAGAACTAACTGGTCTGTCGTACAAATGTATTCGCTCATGATGACGTAAAATACAGCCCTATAAATTTCTTTTTTAAAATTATAAGATGACAAGAGAAGAGGAGGTAAATAAAGCCAAATTAGCCGTTTTTGATGTCAGGGGCTTTTGGTGGGTGATGCAGGATTTAGCGGATTTAAAGGGTCCGGAATGTGAAATAAAGCAGTTTTTAGCGGAATTACAAAAGAGATATGAGTTTATAGCTCAATCTTCTTTAGAAAAGCCTAAATATAGTCAGGCTAAAATAGACTATTTGTAAATTATTTTTTAAAAACAAAATATTGTGTATATTTGCACAATGATTAATCAAACGTTTAAATTTAAACAAAATGGCACAGACAAAGAGAAACGCAGTGGTAGCTTCGCCAGCTTCTAATCAGGCAAAAAAGTATGAAACAAACGCAACAACATGGGGCGAATTTAAGAAAGAAATTTCTGATTTGATGGTGGGTAATGTTGAGGCTATTCTTAATCCGGGAAATGTCACTCTGAACAGAGATGATGCAGCTCTTCCCACAGGAGACTTCAGGGTGTTTTTGATTCCTACAAAAAATAAAGCAGGAGTTATGAGTCCATCACAAGCACAAGGACTGGCTAAAGAAATCGGTGATGCTATTGTAGCTGCGGCTTCAAAGGCTTCAGATGATGATGTACAAGAACTGAGAAACCAGCTTCGTGAAACTATCGAAGACTTTTTCGGAGTGAGTTTGGATAATGATTGCCCAGAATGCGATGAGGCACTAAAAGAGGCCAAAGCTTATTTAAGCTAATTTTTTTTTGATTGTTTAAAAAGGGGGTGTAAAAGCCCCCTTTTTATTTTAATTTATTTATTATGGCAGAAACATATAAAATAGGTGATTATGTAGTGCTTTCTTCTACAAGACCTAGAGGTTGGACCACTTTTATGGACGAGTATTTAGGAAAAATTGTAGAAATAACTTATGTAGGGGGGAGAACATTTAATTGGCTAGGAAATGTTCGGGGATATACATTTGAATTAACTGATATTGTAAGAAAGGCTACTGATGAGGAAATAAAAGAGGTAATAAGGAAGGAAGAAATAAAAAAACAGGAATTTAAAGAAAAATATAAACATTATATATTCGAAACAGATAAATTGGAGAAATTAGCTATAAGTGTATTTGGAAATGATAGGGTGTATATTGAAGATAAAAATGACCATATATATTTATATATACATTTTCCTGAAATAAACATCACCAATAGTTTAGAGCAAAAACATTTAATAAAAGACCTATATACAAGATTTAGTTTTACTGTAAGAAAAAACAATTTTGAAACGTCTGGTTATAAACTAAATTTAAGTTTTGCTGGTAGAAGGAGTTCTCTTTCTTTAAAAGAATATGAAAGTAGCTATAGACATAGTCATTTACAAAGTGGTCAAAATACATTCACTGAGTTTTGTTTAGGAAGCAGCGATTATTCTTTATTATTACAGAGTTTACAAATAGAGCCTATAGAGGATAATTGGATGATGGTGTTATTAGGATTGGAAAATTATTTAACTTGGGAAAGTTTAGAGGGTGGCCCATATATGACAATAGATAGTTTAAAATATAACAATAACAGGAGTGGTAGTGAGCTTGCAGCAGAAGCTAAAAGACTGGCAGGAGGCATACCAAATGTTTGTTGGGAATTTATAAGTTCTAAATTTGGGCTAATTCCTAATCACCCATTATTATATAATTATTTTGATAAGAATTCTATAATAAGAAATCTCCATGCTTATTCCAAAGAGGAAGCTAAAGCAGCTGCTAAAAAAGCCACCAGTGAGCTCAATGGATATAGTTTAAATTGGAAGGGGAAGGATATAAATATGAGGGTGTATGCAGAGGATGAGACGGATGGAGATAACACCCTGAGCAGGGAAGTGGTGATAAAATATTGTGAAATATTATCAGATGAGAGTGTCAAATTTTTAAAAAATAGTCAATATGAAAGAGGAAAAGAAAGAAACGAAAAAAGAGTCTTTGGAAAAATTAGAGCTTAGTAACAAGCCTACATTGGTTATAACTAAGGAATTATGTGATAAAATAGCTTTTTTGCATAGCAAAGAAGATGTAGAATGGAGTGGGGAACTTATAGTGAGGGAAGAGGGTACAATAAATGATTTAGACGAATGGAAGCTTATAGCTGAAGATGTATTCCTCGTGGATATAGGTTCTTCTTCTTATACAGCCTATGAAGTGGGTAAGGGGAGTTTTCAAACAGACGATATAATGGAAATGTACGAAAAACATCCGGGATTATTAGAGGGCACACATAAACAACATCATATTCATTCACATAATAGTATGGGCTGTTTCTTTAGTGGAACAGACTGGGACCAAATGAATGACAGATGTTTAGTGAGTAACTATCTTCTTATGTTAATTGTAAATTTTGATGGAAAATGGTGCGCAAAGGTAGGATTTAAAGCCAAAAAAGAAGGAAATTCAGGAACTACACTCAATTTTGCTAATAATGCAGATGGTTTAAAACCACTAGTGCTAAAGGGAGATAAATCTGATGACGTATTGGTGGTTATGGATTGTAAAATTGTTAAAGAAAATAGTGTGACAGTGCCAGATGATTTTGTAAAAAGGTATGACACTGTTAAAAAGGTAAAAGAAGAGGCCAAAAAGAAAGAAGAAAAAGCAAGGCAATTTAGTGGTGGTGCTTACAACCGAGTGGGGCCTAAAAAAGATTGGAAACAACCTGTTCTAGGAGGCAGAGAAGATTGGATGAGAGATGCTTGGGATGGTGTTGAAGAAGAGGATAGTGTGGATGATTACGAAAAAATAAATGGTGTTTGGAAGAAAACTAAAAATAAGCAGAAAAGAATCAGTGAAATGACAGAAAAAGAATGGAATGAGAGTCAAAGCACTGGTGTAGGAAGTTTTACCATAGCTCATGCCAAAGCTCTTTTAAATTCCATTTTAGATGGGACATATATGGCTTATGATTACTCAGACCCAATGAAGAAAATAGAAGAACAAGAGTCTAAACTAGTGAGGGGCACTGATGATTATGAAAAATATGTTGATGAGTTTGCAGAGCTCCTTCAAGAACATTTTGATGTAATATTTTTATATAAAAATCAAAATGACTATATAGAACTTATGAATCAAGTGTTAGAATATTTAATTCCATACACATTTAGGAGTGATTTAGTGTCTATGATGATAGAAGCAGTAAAAATTGAAATTGAACTATATAAAGAACCTGTAATATGAGAGAACAAACAACAAGAACAACAAGATTTAGTGGGGCTGATTGGTCAGACCAACTAAAAACCATCTATCTTATAGGACTGGGTGGAATAGGCAGCTATGTTGCTTATAATTTAGCCAGAATAGGACATCAATTGATTTTAATTGATGGTGATATTGTTGATGAAACAAATGTAAATGGAGGACAGCTCTATCGTGTAGCAGATGTTGGTAAATATAAGGTGGACGTTATGCAAGAAATATGCAGACAATTTGGTGGAATAGGTGGAATTAGTGCTTACAGTACAAATTATGAAGAAGAGAATTTTGGTGCTAATGATATTACAATATGTGGACTGGATAATATGGCGGCCAGAAAACAAGTGTTTGAGGCCTGGGTTGATGGATTTTATGGGGACAAAGATGCTCTTTATATTGATGGCAGACTTTTAATGGAAAGTATGGAAATATTTGCTATAAAAGGTGATGATGAAGAAGCTATTAGTAAATATAGGGAGGAACATTTATTTGATGATAGTGAAGTGGCTGATTTAGACTGTACATCCAAACAAAGCTCATTTGCAGGGATGATTATAGCTGGTATGATGACAGCAATATTGTGTAATCATTTAACCAACCGAAAAATGGGAATGGATTTTAGAACTGTACCATTTTATCAAAGGCTTCACCTGCCCATATTTAAACATGATGTTATAGAATCAACTATAGAAAAGGAGGCTTTGGTGTAATATGGCTAGAAAAGAAAAACCTATATACGAAAAAATACCCACCACAGGAGAACTAGTGGAATTAGACGGAACAAGTGAATATTTAAGGAATCATAATGGTTTTTATGCGCCGGAAAGGAATAATTTAACAATGAGCGTATATAGTGATTTTATTCCTTTATTGTATTTGACATCCGGGTTAAGAGCTCCTAGAATGAGGGTGAGTCAAAATTCTTATTTAAATATAGTGGGAATAGAGAAAGAAAAATATGTTGAAGAAGACTATCATAAATGGAAAGAAAAATATTTGCGTGGAGTGATTAGTGGATATTACGATAGTTCTTTTTCTTTTGATAAAAATCAGAATATTATAGGATTACATTACGAGCTTAAAAGATGGATTGAAATGGATTCTAAGATGGATGTAGAAAGCTTGATTCCATACCCATCGCATTCTTGGAGTGTTTGTGATAGAACTGCCGTATTAAATAGAATGGGCAGATTTCAAATTGGAAGCAGTTGTCAACGAACTTACAGGGTGGGGACAAGTGCTTTTTCTTTATATTTAGCAAACAATCAACAATGGACTCCGCATGTTTTAGCTGTAGTGCTCCCGGAAAACTACATCTATTTGAAATATAAACTATTAACACAGAATGTGTTAGACCTTAGTAAGGTGATTATACTAATAGATAGGGAATTGGATACAACAACCTTTCCAAAGCAGCCCTTTAGAAAGCTTTATAGGGAAGGTATGATGCCACGCATAATGAAAAGCGCTTGTGATGTTTGGAGAGTGCCTCAAAGTTTTATAAAGGAAAAATGTTTTGTAGAACCGTTTAGTTTAAGAGGAATCGGACCTTTAGAGAGAAAAAGGGTGTTAGACCAACTTATCGAAGGATTTGTAAGTTTTTTAGATGAGAAAAAAGAAGAAGATAAGTATAAAGCCCTTCTTACTTCTTCATTGACTGAAGCTTTTCAACAAATAACTGCTACAAGTGGACTTTATAACATTTCTACAAATCAACAAGGACAATCTAGTGCTGATGCCATATATGTGGGAGGAGTAGACCCAATAGATATAGTTTATGAAGAAAATAGAAATTAAAAAATAAATATTAAAAATAAGCAGGAATTAAATATTTCTGCTTATTTTTGTATGTATGAGAAGAAAAAAAGGAAAAAAGCCTATAAAGGCTAGAACAGACACATCATCTAAGAAACGCAAGGCTGTAAAGAAGAAAATAGCATCAAAAAGAAAGGCTGCCCCAAAAACCAGAAATGCTGGCAGATGGTCAGAAGGAGAGTTCTGGCAATCAATTCGTTCGGCTTTGAGAAATCGAACCAGATTTTGGGTTCCTAAATTGGAAGCTTTAAAGAAGGCTAGAAGGCCGTCTCAGAGTGTTAATAAGCGACTTAAATGGGAGTTTATGTGTGCTGAATGTAAAAACTGGTTTCCTCAGAAGGGTGTACAAGTGCATCATGATGTAGAGGCTGGAAAGCTTAATTCAGCAGAAGATTTAGCTGGATTTGTAGAGAGACTTTTTGCTGAAGAGGGTTGGACAGTTATGTGTCGGGGATGTCATTCTGAACATCATAAAAAATTAAAACAATAACAATGGGAGCAAAAGGAACATTAGTAAACAAGCCTATAGAAACACCTGATGTTGTTTATAGGAAATTAGAAGGATTAAATTATAGTGCTATCAAAACCTTTGATAAATCGCCTGTACAATTTTTTAGCGAGTTTATAATGGGTAATCCAAAAGAGGAGGAGGACACCGTTAATACACTAATAGGAAACATAGTGGATGATGCTATATTGACGTATTTGGGTGATTTTGAAGAATTTGAACAACATTTCGATGAAAGCTATGCTTTATTTCAGGGAGAGCCGGGGAGTGGGCAGGGGTTTTTATTAGCTGACGAATTGTTTAAAATAACAATGAGGAGTGTAGTGGATGGCCACATCACCCGTAGTTTTGAAGAAAGGTTCAGAGAAGCTTTTGAAATAGTGCAGGGGGAAGGAAAATATAAAGGAAAAACAGTGGAACAGGGATTAGAAGACTTTAAAAAGCCTAACAAAGCCGGAACCACCCCTGAGAGCTATTTTCAGGCGAAATTAGACAATATGGGGAAAAAGGTGGTGTCTGCCAGCATTAAAGCAAAAGGGCTTCAAATAGCCGCTAATGCGCTTATAGACCCATTTACGAAAGACTACTTTGATTTTGAGGAGCACAAGGGTGTGGAAAGACTACCCAAATTCCCTATTACATTCATGTATAAAGGGGAAGAGGGGGAAATTGAAGGAAAGGTGGAAGTGGACGAAATAGAAATCAACCACAAAAATAAAACTATTCAACCTATAGACCTTAAAACCACTTATGATAACACCCAATTTACATATGGGTATTTAAAGAATGGATATTATATTCAGGCTGTATGGTATTCTATAGCCATAATTTGGTGGGCTAAAAACAATGGGTTGGAAGACTACACAGTGCTTCCCTATAAATTTATTGTTCTGGACACCAGTGTTAACAATAGAAGACCTATTATAAGAACGCTTTCTGAAAAACATATGAACGATGGATATGAAGGATTTTGGGCCAGAGGAAGGTGGTATAGAGGAGTGAAAGAGCTTGTAGAAGCTATTATATGGGGAAATAATACATGTATATGGAATGTTTCTAGAGAGGCATTTGAAAACAACGGAGAAATAAAAATGGAGGAACATTACTAATGATAGGAGAGCTTTTTAAATACAACTGCTCAACATTATTTATATTAAAACCTGTTGTGGGAGTTAATTGGGGAATTCTTGGAGAAGAATTTGGCCTTATTAACTCCTATTTACGGGATAGGGCCAGAGAAGATTTGACGGGAGAATTGTTATTTGTCCTATTTAAACCTATAGATTTTGATTATTTTGAGATGTTCTTAGAAGAACAAAGTGAAAGTGAGCATTTTTTAGAAGATTATGATTATGCTGGTGGATATGTAGTGATGGTGTATAAAATTCCAGAGTGGCTTAAGCCAGATTTTGAGCTGTTTAAACAGGGAAAATATTCTAAATTCTCTAATTTGTTAAAGAATTGTTATGATAAGGAGGTGAAGGCGTTTCTTAAGCCTATTCCTACATTTCAGTGGGAAGTGTTTAATAAGTCAAAAAGCCTAAGAGAAGAATTAGAAGAATATATAGGAAGCGCCATTGATAAAAACAGCGAAATATGGGAACTTCCAGACCAAGAAAAGAAGGAAGTGCTTGATATTCAACAATTTATAAAACCAGAGTTAACACAAATTTTAAAAACTGAGGAATTATGATAGACATAAAAGAAATAAAGAAAAATCAGCCTAAAGCTTATGAACTTTTAAGGAAGTTTATAGAAAACGGGCTTAAAGAAATGCAAAATAGAATGACTCAGAATATTGGGTCTGTTAAAATAGAAGAAATCCCCCCTGTTGATGACAGAATAGTGGAGGGGGTGTTATATTGGAATATTAGGAGTTTATACGATTTTCTAGACCAGAATAATCAAGAAATCGGTATTGGGTTTTCTACATTAGAGGGAGAAAAGAGATATGAATATTCTATAGGAGATGATGGTGTGTCTATAGGAGAGTTTAAAACAAGACCAGAAGCCGAACAAGCTGCTTTTGAAGAGGCTTTTAAATTTTTAGAAAATAAATTAAATAAATAACTATGGCAACAGTAACAATGGATATAGCCGAATTAGATAAATTGCGGCAGGAGTTAAAAGAACAAAAAGAAAAACAAGAAGCTCTTTCAAAAGAAATGAACGATGTAAAGAGTGATAAAAGGGTGATAGTAAAAACAAAACCAGCTACCAAAGCAGATTTTACTTATAGTTTTGACATGCAAAGATATACTAAGTATCATCAACAACTTACCTCTAGATTGGGTTATAGTAGTCATACGGTGTTTTCAGAAAATGATGCTATAAGAAAGTGTCTTACTATATATCCTCTTCATAATATAGAGGGGCAATTTAAAGAATTTATAAATTTTGAGGATGCTAAAGAGGAACTTAAAGCTAAGCTTGAGGAAAAATATAAAGATGAATTAGCTAATTTAAGAGCCTCTGAAAAATACTCTGATGATAGACTTAGAGATAAACAAAAAGAATTTGAGGAAGCTAAGAGAGTGTTAATACAGCAACATGAAGAAAGAGAGGCGCTTAAGCAAAAAGACATTGATGCTCTCCAAAAGAAATACGATGAGTTAGAATCTGGTAAGAGGGAACTTTCTAAAATACAAAAATTACAAGAAACTATACAAAAATTACAAGAAACTATACAAAAACTGGAAAAAGAGCTAATTAAAGAAAAATCCAAGTCTTGGTGGCAAAAATTATTAGGAAAATGAAAATATTGTATATAGATATGGATGGGGTTGTAGCAGATTTTGATAAGTTTGTCCAGCCCCTAATACCAGATATAGAATTAGGTGATGGTGACCCATCTACATACGTAGAGAGAAGTAAAAGAGTGGATGAGTTAATGATAGCTAATCCTACAATGTTTGAAAAGCTACCACTTATACCGAGGGCTTCTTGGGCTATCTATAAGCTTAAAGATAGCGGATTATACGATATATATTTTCTTTCTACTCCTGTTTGTCATGTTCCAGAAAGCTATAGTGGAAAAAGAATATGGTTAAAAGAGAATTTTGGAGAATGGGTGGATAAAAGGCTTATCCTTACACATAGAAAAGATTTAGCTATAGGAGACTATTTAATAGATGATAGATTTAAAAATGGTGCTGCTGAATTTAAAGGAGAACACATACATTTTAAAGGAGAAAAATTTCCTAATTGGGAATCAGTTATAAAATATTTATTACCATGACACCAGAAAAACAATTAGAAATATACAAGGAAATAGATGCTGAAATCTTAGAAATTACCAAATCTAAAAGACATGATTACGCTGATGCAGATGTATTAAGTAATTTTAAGAGTGTTAGTATGGCAGCTAAGAGTTTAGGAATAGATATAGGAAAATCAGAACAATATGCTATGTTTATGGTGTTGTTAAAAATTGCTAGACTAACAAATCTTTTGAATTCTGGTAAAACACCATCAAACGAAGCTATAGGAGATAGTTTTAAAGATGCTATAAATTACATGAAATTATCTTATTGTTGTTACATTGATGAAACTATATAGAGCTAAAGACAGGGCTGATTTATACCATAAAATATATGTATACAAACAAAGAAGAGACAAAATTAGAGAAACCTATGGATGGAAAAATGGGGTAAAGGCTGTGGACGAATACAAACACGCTGTGTTCAATATAAATGAAAAAATAAAACATTGGGAAAAAATGATAGATGTTATAGATAAGAATAATATAAAACTAATAGCTATTTCAAACGCAATAATATATTTTTTTGGTGTGGATATTAAAAAATCCATATTAAATATGTCTCCTAGATGGAAAGAAGCTAAAAATGTATTTTATAAATATTGCTTAGAAAATAACATATCTGCTACATTAGTGGCTGAATATGTTGGGGCTAGTAGGGGAGATGTGGTAGCAAGAGCTAGGCTTAAATTTACTAAAAGTTTTGAAAAAATCCCCAAAAATAAAGAAATTTATATGAATTTTTGTTCATATATAAAAGAATTGTCAGGACAATAATTTATAATTTAAACAGGGGCTTTAAAGGAGCTCCTCTACGGGTTAAATAATTGAGTAACTATTCCTGATAATAGGCCGGATATTCTCTATATCTGGCCTTTATTTTTTTGTTTATTTAGAGAAATATGTGTATATTTGTAAAAAATAATGACACATTATGGCAAAAGCAAAAAAAGCAGAAAAAATATTAGAAAAGAAAAATGATGGATTTGCCTCTATGGAGGAAAAATTTGGAAAAGGGATAATGATAAAGGCCTCTACTAAGAAATTAGAAGAAGTGAAAGAGTGGGGGAGTACGGGCAGTTTAACTTTGGATAACGCTGTCGGGGGGCTAGGAATACCTAAAGGCTTATGCACCTGCATATTGGGGAAAGAAAGTAGCTCTAAAACCACTCTGGCTTTACATATTATCAAAGAAGACCAGAAAAAGGGTAATGTATGCTGTTTTTTAGATGCTGAGGATAGTTTAGACCTAAAATATGCTGAAGCTATCGGAGTTGACTTAGATATGCTCCATATAGTGGATAGAGAAGGCTTATTAAAGAGTTTGGGAGTGAAAGATAGAGAAATACTATCAGGAGAGGAATGGCTGGAATTCGCTTGCAAGGTGCTTAAAAGCAATATATACGGCACTGTAGTGTTTGATAGTGTAGCTTGTTTAATTCCTATGGCTGAAATTATGCAGGGTATTCAAGGAGGAAGACTGGCTGGAGTGGCTTCTATGATGGCTAAAGCTTACAGAGCTGTAAATGCAGCTATGACTGTTAGTAAAAGTGCTTTTGTTTATTTAAATCAATATCGAATGAATCCGGGGGGATATGTACCCCTTGTTGAGCCGGGCGGCGAAGCTTGGAAATATCTACAAGCTCTGAAAATAGAGATTAGTAAAAGTGTTGATAAAGATGCCAATGGAGCTTACGGTATTATGGTAAAGGGCAAAATCACTAAATCCAAGGTGTGCATACCATATAAAACCTTTGAATACTATGTCGAATTTGGTAAGGGTATTGTACGGGAAAAAGAAGTGTTAGATTTAGCTCTTCAAATGGGTTATATAAAGAAAAGTGGTAGTTGGTATAGCGATGATAATGGAGAAAAATTAGGACAGGGTGAAGATTCTGTACTGAAATTGTTTAATGATAATCCTGAATATTATAAAGAATTGGAAGACAGGGTGTTATCAAATTTAGGAAATATAAAAATAACAGAAAATGGAGAATAATATAAAAGCTGATGTAACACTAAAATCTCTAAAGACCAGACTAGAGAAAGAAAAAGCTGAGAGTAGTGCTATAACTAAGCAAATAAACCAATTAAAAGAGGACCAAAAAGTGCATAATAGCAGGATTAGTTCTTTAATGTATCAGATAAAGGAATTGACAAAAGAAGATTTAATTGTTTCAGAACATGCTCTTTTGCAATTTTTAAGACGGGTGGAATTGGTAAATATAGAAGAAGCAGAAAAGAAAATACTAACACCGGAAGTGATAAGAATTTGGAAGGTGTTGGGAGATACATCTATACCAATAGGTATAGGGGAACATGTGGCTGTTATTAAGAATGGAGTTGTGACAACGATTATTTAATTAAATATAAACTATGAGTTTACAAGAAGATGTTTCGAGAGAATTGAATGGAAATAGCATAGAGGATTTAGAAAATTTAGCAGAATGGTGGCTATCCCATGAATATAATCCTAATATGTGGGAGGATGTAGATACATACAATAAAAGAAAGGATATGGTGATACCGATGATAATGGAAGCTAAATTAAATAAATATGAAGAGGACTATTGAACAAAAACAAGCAACAACGGAGCTACACGAGTGGCTCCGTTCATTGTGGGATAAAATGCCACAGGGAACTAAAAAGTGTAGAAGTTGTTCAGGCCCTATTTTTGGGGATTTTAAACCCATATATTTTGACCATTTGTTGTTTAAGGATAAATATCCTCAATACAAAATGACAGAGGCTAATATATGGTTTTTATGCGGAGATTGTCATTATCAGGCCACATCAGGATTTTATAGAGAAAATCATTTGGCAGAACGAGAAAAAGTATTAGCTTTGCATTTAAAAGGAGAATTATGATAATAGCTTTGGATTTTGACGGGACATGTGTTTCACATGCATACCCCAAGGTGGGGGGTGATGTTCCTAATTGTATTAATGTACTTAAAAAACTGGTGGAATGTGGGCATAATTTAATTTTATACACCATGAGGTGTGATTCTGAGTTAACAGATGCTGTAGAATGGTTTAATAAAAAAGATATTCCTCTATATGGAATTCAAAAAAATCCTACCCAAGACACTTGGACTAAATCACCTAAATGTTATGCAGAAATGTATATTGATGACGCAGCTTTGGGGTGTCCTTTGAGCTATCCCGGTGAGAATACAAGGCCATACGTTGATTGGTATAAAGTGGAGATAATTTTAAGGGCTAAAAATATAATAATATGAGATATAAGGACATAGTACAGTTTTTAAGAAGAGAAAGTAAAAAACTCCCACCAGATGATTATATGGCTTGGAGTAAATATAATGGTACAATAAAGAATAATGATGGATTTCCTTTAATTGGTGTATGGGAAGCTTTTCCTGTTAATCATGCACGCAGACTTAAAAGAATATGGGCCAGAACAAAGAGCTTTGAAGCTCTTAATAACTATTTCTTATCATATAATTTAGAGCTTAGATATGTTTCATGATAATATACCTAAAGAGGTGGTGGAGGCTATGGGTATTAGGATGTCTCGATTTGTTGGTAAAGCCCTTATGGATAGGTATCAAGACATAGTAGCTCGCTATCCTAAATGGTTTCCTTGGGAAACTAAATATAGGAGTGTTCCTCAAGAAGTTCATGATGCTTATTGGAAGGAGAAATACCCTCCTCTTGACTTTAGTAAGCCGGGAAAGGGCCTTTGGGAGCAAATAAATAAAAAACCTAAAAAAACTAAAAAAACTCAGTCTTTAACAGAAATGCTAGAAGAATTGTCTAAGATTGAGGAAAAACGAAGAAAAAAAGAAATAGCCCGGAAGAAAAAAGATAAAAAACTTTGGGATAAATATTATAAACCATATAAATTAGAATATCGTGAGTGAATTAAATGAATTAGGACTTAAATTTGGTACAGATAAGGCGTCAAATTATCATGGATATTTGACCATATATGAAAAACTATTGGAACCTTTAAAATTAAAGGAGTTTAATCTTTTTGAAATAGGTTGGGGTGGATATACGTTTCCTGACCGAGGTGGCAATTCGGCTAGAATGTGGGCTGAATATTTCCCTAGTGCTAATATATTATGCTTAGAAAAATATAAAAAAGACCCTATTCCTGAGGATAGTGGAATAGTGCTTTTTGAAGGGGAAGAAGACGATGAAAAAATAGTGTCTGGAATCATGACTATATATAACCCGTTAGTGGTGTTGAATGATGGAAGTCACAATAGCCAGAAATTGATAAAGAATTTTGAGATATGCTTTTCATTAATGCCTTCTGGTGGGATATACATTGGAGAGGATTTACACACATCATATTGGGATAGTGAGGAGTATCAAGGAGATGATAGTGGTGATGGATGTGCTAAAACATCAATGAATTTCTTTAAAAAACTTACGGATGTTTTAAATTGGGAGCACATAGGAAGAAAGGAAAATTATGGTGGATTGGAAAAATATGAAAACCAAATAGAATATATACATTTTTATCCAAGACTAGTGATAATTAAAAAGAAATAATATGGCTAAAATAAAATTAATACAAGAATTTGACTTTTCTTTACAAAAATTAGTTTATAGAATAGTAGATGATGGGCAGGACAGACGTGTTTTTCAAACTATTCTTAGGAACCCCAAAGAATCTAAAGAAGAATATGATGCTAGGGCAGAAATGGAGTTTGACAGCCTTGATTATAAGCTGTTAACAACTGTTAATGTAATTAAAACAAGGGAGGTGTAATGGCAGGAGAAACAGGTGTATGGAGCATTGAAGGGGCCTTAGAATATCATGATTTTAGCTATAAACTGGCTAAACATATTGGTGATATACTGTCAAAAGATGAGGTGGTGATAGATTTTGGATGTGGCAGAGCCACCCTATTAAGATATTTACACGACAGGGGATTTAAAAAATTATATGGGATAGAGGGAACAGATTTTCCAGCTTTTGAATATGGAAATATATCTGTTCAAGACTTAACACAACCCTTTACCAAAGACTCTATAGGTAATAGTGTGTGTTTAGAGGTTGGAGAGCATATACCCCAAGAATATACAGACCAATTTATTAAAAATATCACTCAAAATACTAACAAAAGACTTATTCTTAGCTGGGCAATACCCGGCCAAGCCGGAATTGGACATGTAAATTGTAAACATAATATATGGGTAATAAGTAGGTTGGAAACTATGGGCTTTAAATTAAATGTAGAAGATACATTAGAAATAAGACAACATGTTGATAATCACACAGCATATTTTAGAGATACACTATTAATTTTTGATAAAATATGAAGCAAATAACATATGGCAAATGGGGTAAAATGGGCAGGTTGGGCAATCAAATGTTTGAATTGTCAGTCTTGTATTATATGGGAAAACGATGGAATAGGGAACCTATATTACCTAATGCTTGGAAATATCAGGAACACTTTAAACACCAAGTAAAGATGGGAGAAGCTGTTGACACTAAAAAGGATGTTTGTGAACCTTCTTACGAATTTAGTGGGTGGGAATATTGGGATAGGGCTGAGGGAGAAAGTGGGGATGTGATGAGTGTAAGTGGCTGGTTACAAAGTTCCAAGTATTTTAATAAGGATATAGCTAAGGAACTATTTGACTTTACAGAAGAATTTATAGAAAATACTAAAGCTAAGTCTAAAATTAATATGGGGGAATGTTTTACAAAGCCTGTAATAATGATAGGATTTAGAGTGGGGAAAGACTATGTGGATAATGGTAATTATGAAATACTATCTCCTTTATATCAAATAAGTGCTTTATATAAATATTTCCCTGATTGGAAACAAAACTACAATATATTGGTGTTTAGCGATGACTATCAATATGCTAAGCTAAATATGGATTGTTATGATAACATATATTTTGCCGAGGGATTTAGTGATATAGAACAAATGTATTTAGGTACTCTTTGCACCCATTTTATCATACCTAATAGCACCTTTAGCTGGTGGCAAGCTTATTTGGGAGAAAAAGAGGATAGTATGGTGATAAGACCTTCTAAGTATTTTAAAGGCTACCTACAAACTATTAGTGATACTAAAGACCTATGGGAATCCCATTGGAAATCACACCATTATGAAGGAGAACTTTTGGATTTAAAAGATGTATGTTTCACTATTCCTGTAAAATATGACCACGAAGACAGAAAAGAGAACTTACAGCTTATTCTTAAATGGATAAATAGACATTTTAAAACAAACATATGTATTGGAGAACAGGGGGGAGCAGAATTTAGTAAATTAAAGGGCTGGAATAGTTATATAGGATTCAATACAAAGGACTTTCATCGCACCAAATTTTTAAATGATATGGCAGAAAGTAGAAATGAACCTATTGTTATTAATTTTGATTGTGATAATGTATGTCCTATATTACAAATAATGATAGGAATAGATATGATAAGAGAAGGAAAAGCTGATGGTGTCTATCCTTATGACGGTAGAGTGGCTAGAGTGGATAGAAAAGAGTGGTATGCTAATTTATACAACACTGATGGAGATTGTGGAATATTTGGAGGAAAAATATTTAGAGGAACAAGGGCCATTGACCCTCTAAGTGTGGGACACATTATTATATGGAACAAAGAAAAGTTTTTTGAGGGGGGAGGAGAAAATGAATATTTTATTAGCTATGGCCCAGAAGATGTAGAAAGGTATGAGAGATTTGACAAACTTGGCTATAGGATTAAGAGGGTTAAAGGAATTGTTTATCATATAGACCATTGGTGTGGGCCAGATAGTAGCGGGATGAATCCGAAATTTGGTAGGAATTATGATGAATTAGAACGAATACGAAAAATGACCAAAGAACAATTGCGAAAAGAAGTTGATAATTGGGCACAAACAAAAAAAGGTAGCGACTAAGCTACCTTTTAATTTAAATATTATAAATTGTCTATTCTTCTTCCTTTTCTTTTTCTGATTTTTCGTACACCAATTTATCAATAATATTCCAATATACATTTCCTCCCACTACATCTCCTGTTGATTGGTCTACAAAATCTCTTTCTACAAAAACTGCGTGGTGTATTTCTACTTCCATCTCTTCAATTTCTTCAGCTTCTTTTTTAAACTGCTCTGTAAATTCAGGTTTAATTTTTTTGGTGGGGATTGATTTTTCTGCAATTCCATCCAAAGCATTTTCTGGTGGGGTGGTTTCAGAATATTTTTCAAATAATTCTTTGAGATGTTCTACAGCTTGTTTATATTCTTCTTGAAGAGAATTCCCCAATTTCTTTAGCTGATATTTCACCTTTTGAGAGAGATTTTTTGTTAAAAGGGGGTCTTTAAATTCTTGATTACCAAATATTTCACTAATATATTGTGGTAAAAATTTAACTTGAAATTTTGTACTTGTTGTCATTTATTGGTTTATTTAAGTTGTAAATATAGTTATTTAAGCTGTAATTGCCAAAAAATATTTCCAGATTTCATGGATTTCGAAAACTCCACATCTGATATTCCACAGGCTGTATTAATAATGTTAATTTGTGTTATAATTGAATTAACTATAGATATGGATGTGGACAGTCTAAAGGTGTAGCTTTTTGGATTTTTTGTTATTACAAAAATGGAATGTTTATCAACATTTTCTATAATGCTTTGTATAAGGTCGAAATAATGAGCTTCATTGTCTGGAATGTGTTCTTTATCAAAGTTCTTATAGAGTATTTCCATATTAAGAAAGAGATAGGAGGTATTTAGTTTTTTGGGCTTCCCCGGATAGGCTTTGTGCAATATTTTCTATGTCTCCATATGAATTCTTGTGGGCCCAAGCCTGCAATTGTTTAGCAAATCTATCAACTTGTTCAACTAATTTAACTGGAGCCCCATTAGAATAGTCTGATAGTGGTGTTATTTTAAATGCTTTCACCCTTCTATTTTGATAGCCCATGAGTTTTTCTACTATCTCATCTTTAAATTCCAGAAGCTTGTCATAAAAAGCTCCTAAGGCCTTATGTTCAGCATAGCCCCTCGTTTGCCAATGCAGCAAATGAGCTTGGTCATAAAAAAATGATAATTGAGAAGCCACCGCCTCTAATGAAAGCGGTGCTGCTTCCGTTGCAAACAAGTTAGTCATATTAAGTGGTTGCTAATGTATATGATAGTGTACCACCACATCCAAAGCTATCGCTAACTTCTGTCTTTAATTTTAACACCACATCAGACCCATCGGCTGAAAAAGAACCTAAATATGGAACATTAGCGTTTAGTTTAGACACTAAATCATCTATATCAGTGGTGGCTTCGTCAAACACCAATAACAGGGTTAGCACCTCTGCTGCATCACATAACACTGTTAGTGTATATGCTGTATCTGTAGCATCGGCTACAGTGGCTGTTAGAGATGTATAGGGGAAGCAACATTCGTTAACATCTTCTGATACCCATCTACCTGTTCTTGGCATTTTTTGTCTTAAAACACTGCTGCCCGGAACTTTATTGCCCTGACCATCTAAACGGGTGTAAAGCCTGCTTCTGTTATTACCTTGCATATTATTTTGTTTTTATTAAATTATTATATGTTTCTAAAACCTCTTGAGCATATCGTGAGGTGCAATATTTTTGAGAATTATCATCATTTACCACCTTATAAACGTCCTCTATATGATTAAATACACTATCTTGGTATTTATTTTTCCAAAAACAAGGGACATTTATAATTACAGGTTTTCCATCTTCCCCTCTAATACTTTTTTTACTGTCGGTTATACGTATTGAACCATCAGATGTAATCCCCGCATTATGGAGAAGAAATTTATCATTTAAAGCCTCTATTTCATCTGTAGCCCAAGCAAAATTCATCCATTCTGGTGTTTGTGAAGGGAGTTTATACTTCCACAAATTCCATTGTATGGCCCACATATCAGCACAAAAACTTTGAATTCCGTTATTTTCTCTGTCCACTCTCGTGGCTCCGGGGAAAAACTCTTGGTTTATAGTTTGAAAAAATATTCTGATTTTAAGGCAAAGGTCTATACATTCCGAGAAAAATTTTGGTGTCATATCCTTCAGGAGATATTGAGCACCCCCTGTATTCTCATTTTCTGCTCTTATATCATGAATTGTGAGTCCCGCAAATCTAGCTGCCCTATCTATTATATTGGCTTTTTTGTATTGTTCTTCTTTTTCTGGAATTACATCCTTAATTTTAGAAGAAAGGTAGGCCTCATTTAAATAAGTTTTGGTGTTTGATAGGTAATTAACATCATCATCAATGTAATGGGCTATAGGGGACTCAGAAATGAATATAACGTCACTATCAAGGTAGAAGACAGCTGATTTTTGAAGCTCCGGATAGTCCTTAAAATGCTTCTCAAGCGAACATAGACGATGTATAGGAACATAGTCATAATTCACCATTAAATCTGTCACTTTATTTTGGACATCGGTGTAATAAAAGAATTTAGCCTCTGGATACCTAGTTTCCAGCTCTTTCCATTCTTTGAGAAACTCTCTTTGATAAGCTGGAAGAAATACTAAAAGCCTAAATTTATCTGTTAAATTATATTTAGACAGGTTAAAAAGCTGGGTTTCTGTTTCCCAAACAAACCTTTCTTTATTTTCAACACAGGATATTATAACTAACTCTCTAGGCATTAGTTACATTTAAAGCTAAATTATAATATTTCTCTACAAAAGACTGGGGAGCACAAGAGAGAATTCCATCTCCATGATTATTTTCATATTGACGGTGGGCTTCAAAATTGTCTATAGCATCTCCCAACCCTGAAATTTTATGTGTATTATGTCCCTTACTCCAATCATAAATAAGAGTGGGAATCCCATCTCTATCAACTAACACCTTATTCTCTCTATTTAGTGGTGTTTCCCATCCTTGGTTATAGGACGCAGCGGTTTTTAAATACCCTTTTTCTTTTAGAAACTCAAAGTTTATAAAAAAACTCGGTTCCATCGTATTGTGTGATAATTCAGCCTTATTTTCTCCGTATAGATAATAGGAGTAATATGGTTTATAGGCTAATTTTCCTTGTTCTACGGCTTTTCTATAGCCTCTCATTCCTTCAGAAGCGTGATTTGGAAGATATAAATCATCCGAGTCTGAATGTGATAACACTTCTGTATCCTTATCAACAAATGTTAAAGCGTCTCTGAATATATCCCCTACATTTGTATATGGCTGCCCTGTCTGCAAATCTAGGTGGTTATTTACCAGTTTTATATTCTTATTTTCTGACAAGAGAGGCATAATCTGCTCATAATCAAGGATTTGTGGCACATTGGAGTTATTATATAGTAATAATTCCACCTCTCCTGAATAATCCTGATTGACAAAGCACCTTATTACCCTTTCAACTTTTTGGTGTCTGCCATGAAACGCACATAAAAGAGTTAACATATTTAGTTTTTGGTTTAAAAAGCAAAGATAAGAAGCCCATCTGACATAAAAAAGCATAAATGCTTATTATAATGCTATTAGAGCTTACATTATATTGTTTCTGATGTGGTTTATAGCAAGTTTTATAGACATCACTTGGTCTAGATGTGCCGTCCATCCCTTTTCCCAAGCGGAACCTACAGAGGCGAAATATAAATTTTTTCTATCTTGGCCTAAGAAAAATATTTCTGTATAATTTACCCCTTCGGCTAGATAAATATCTTTTAGGAGCTGTGGTTTCATATTTTTAGTTTCTAAAACCACTGATTTTTCTCTACAGATTTCATCCAACATTCTAATATAGTCGGAATCAACCCTTAATTGTTGGTATTTCTCTTTTACACTTGGAAAGGGAGGACTATAATCCTCATGTAAAATAGAAACGTAAAGTGGTGTATTAGCTCTTATAAGTCCACCACCGTTATGTGCTTTAAAAATTAAAAATCTTTGTGCTTCTGTATCATCCAGCACCCTATGCATTTCATCATAGATTTTCACCACTTTAGCTATTTGCTTAGATGGTCTGGATAAAATCCTATTAAAAAATTGTACAATCTCTTTTAATACACTAATACTGTCTGATAATAATCCCATTATTTCATTTTTATTTTGATAAGCATTGAGTTTTGTTTTTATAGGAATACAAGAATTTGGATTGTAGTATTGTCAAGCACAGAATCAGAATCACTACCAGATTCAGATGTATTCACAATAATTGCATCGGCTGATTCTCTTCTCGACCCGTATGAGAACACTCCTGAAAAATATGACCCATGTTATTAATTACTTCTTGTTGCTGTTCGGGTGTCAATGTTTTTTCTTTTTTATCGGGTTATTCCTTTTATCCCACCAGCATTGCAATTCGCCTTTTTTGATGCGGCAATCGCAATTAATGCACCTGCCGGGTTCGTTTAAGAGTTTGTGTTTGCTCATTTGTATAGCGGCGGTTTGGTTAATAATACACACGGATTTCTATTTGAACGGGAACCCCGCTATAAGAAATATCTTTCAGATAAAACGCATCGGCCGGCTCATAGTAATAATTATTCACTTTAATTGTATTATCGCTTGCCCTTTGTATTTGTACAAGTGCCGAATAGATACTTGGATTGGTTATACTGACGGTTGAAAAGCAAATAGTTTTATTATTAGTAAATGCACTACTAAGTGTAGCAGTATAATCTCCCACATCATCCCTTGTCCACACCACCGTACCGCCCAAAGTGTTCTGCAATACCGTAGCTACGGGTGCATCTGTTCCAGATTGTGTAAGCAAGGCTGTATACACTTTATATGGATATAAACAAGAGATTTGTCTTTTGAGTTTTTTTATTTCCTTTTCTATTTGCTGGTTTGTCATTTTATTATATTTTTAATTGTTGATTTCTTCCGCTATTTTTTTAGCTGATATTTATGATTGGTTGTCATTAGTTCACACTTCTACTAACCTCTAACCATTTTTGTACACCACCAACTTCACACAACATTAAGGTAAGTACATCGTCAGCGGACGCATCAAAATTTGCATCAGAAGCAAGCACTATTGTAATATCATCACCGCTACTTGCAACATCATTAGTCACTCTCAAATCATCCGAAAAAACAAGATGTATTACACTACCATTTTGCCAGCCAGTTTTAGTTATAAGGTCAATGGTGGTTGTTCCTGTTATTTCAAATGTATTTCCATCATATCCAAGTGCAATAGTAGCTGCACTTGCAACATCTGCTCCTTGTTTTTGTGATAATCTGTTTGAAAAATTAAAAGATGAGGAACTACCTGTTGCAGATATAGCAACAGCACCAGCACTACCCACTGTTGTAGAAAAATAATTACTTACATCATATCCAATTCGTAATTGTTCTGTAGTTGATATGCCATGAATAAGTGCAGATGGACTACCTGTACCTACACCGAGATTGCCAGAATTTAATACAAAAGTTGATGAGTCTGTGAGTCTTCCATTAGTGGTTACATACGGTATTCTACCAGAAGTGAGTGCGATATCATTAAGGGTGAATTCTTTGGTGGCTGCTCCTGTCTGGATTACATTATACACCTTATCAGTTGTTCTCCATATCTGCCCTTCGGCTGGAGAAGATGGTGCCACTCCATCTCGTATTGTTATAGAGGCATTAGTTGTTGTGCCACCTCTAATGTTTAACCAAGCGTTCCAGCCACCATAGCCTAGTAAGCCCGGACCCATCTGTGATGTACTACCAAGTTTAGATGTACCAGATTCAACACCAAACACTCCATTTCCTGCTGCATCATACATCATTAAATCATATCCACTACCAGAAACAGCTCTAAACACTAATCCATCTGCTGAATTACGATAAACTGAACCAGCACCAGCATCGCTAAAACTAATGGTTCCTGTTGGACGGAAAGCTCCATTATTCGTAGAAAGTATGTTTGTGGTTTTATTAAAGGTGAGTCCTGCATCTCCACCAAATGAGCCACTATCGTTAAATTGAATTTCAGTATCACTACCCCCCGGTGAGGTGCTACCACCAGCAGCTGTCCAAGTTGGAGCACTACCTGTTCCATTGCTAGTTAATACGTACCCAGCAGTTCCATATCCCCCTCCAATAGAATATGCACCATTGCTATTTATAAGAAGTCTTTGGTTTCCTGCACCATCAGCCAGAATAATATGATTACTAAGACCAACTAAGGCAGTGCCGTCATTTCCACCAATGATAACATTACTACTTTCAGTGGTGAGCACCTGACCTGCTAAATAACCAATAAAAATATTAGAAGAGCTCGTAGTTATATTATAACCAGCTTGTCTTCCTATACCAATGTTATCATCGCCACTTAATTTTGCTACACCTCCGAATCCTGCTCCGGAACCTAGTGCTGCCATTCCTAAGGCAACATTATAATCACCAGTGATGATTGAAAAGCCACCACCATAGCCTATACCAATGTTATTAGTACCTGTTGTTAAAGAGAATAGGCTTCCATAACCTACACCAGTGTTTCTTGTAGAACCTGTGGTTGCTTGCCACAATGAGTTTGCTCCAAAGGCACTATCATAATCTCCACCACCTCCAGTTAAAGCATTTGCACCTATTGCGGTTTTTAACAAACCAGCAGTTAATAATTTAATAGAATTCCAACCAATTGCTGTATTATAAGTGCCAGTCGAATTAGTTAGTAAAGCATCCAGACCAAAAGCAGTGTTAGTGACGGCACCTCCACCACCTCTTCCTAGTGTTAATTCATAGACGAGTGCATCATCTCCAACTACATCAAGTTTCTTTCTAGGGGCAATTGTATTAATTCCTACATTAACAGCATCTGCTCCAGTTCCACCAAGAACAAGACTGTTTGAAGCCCCAACTCTTGAGTTATATCCAATTGCTGTAGCATTTGTTAAGATTGTAGTGACCAGCACTGAACTATCTATACCAGCATTTGCACCTAAAAATGTTGAGTTTACATCTTCATAAACATATCTACCAGAATAGCCAGCATAGGTTCCTATAGCTGTATTATAATCACCAAATCTATTAAAAGCAAGTGATGCCACTCCAATAGCTGTATTATATTCTCCACTAATTAGAGAAACTGTTCCAGTAGCTCCAGAACCATCTCCAGTTATTGTAACAGTTACACCACTTGGCTCTATTGAATAACCAGAACCGGGATTTGTAATAGTGATGCTTACAACTGACCCGGCAGATAACACTGCTGTTCCTGTTGCCAAAGTTGAAATGGTTCCGGGGGTATTTGCTTCAGGGGAAGAAAATGTCACTGTAGCTGTTGTATACCCACTTCCACCATTTGTTATTGTAACTGACCCAACTCCACTTGTATTTCTTAATAGAGAAAAATAACCAATTCCTGTGTTTCCAATACCCTGTTTATTGCCACGAAGAGAGTTACTACCCACAGCAGTCATGTACTTACCATTTCTATTAACTTCTCCCGCAAAACACCCTATAGCTGTATTATGGCTACCAATAGTTTGATAGAATAAACTAGATTGACCTACAGCTACATTCCTTGATTGATATGATTCTGTTGGGTCTCCACCAGTTTGATTTCTAAGAGACCAGTTACCTACGGCCACATCCTCACCAGAAGAAGTTAAATTTTGAAGAGCAAAAGAACCAATAGCTACAAAATTACCAAGCCTGTTTGTCCAAGCTTCGGCAGCTTTATAACCAAAGGCAGTGGCCCCACCATTACTGGTTTCAGTGTAAGGCCATCCGGAATAACCAATAAACCCAGCTCTTTCGTTATTCACCTTTATTTGGAGGGCCTGACCATCAGTGGTTCCTATAAAATTAGTGGATGCATCTGTGCCTGCATTACCATCTATCTTCCAGAATAATTGGTTTATATCACTCCAGATGGGTGGTGTGTTTATTCCATTGCTTAGTAAAGCATAACCGGCTGTTCCAGCATCTCTACCCGGCATAAGTGCCCCATCAAATTCTATTGTACCATACCTTCCATCAAGGGATATTTTATTTCCACCTCCAATATCATTAATATCTAAATGCCCCCCATAGGGAGAATTAACATTTAGGACAATTACATCTGCTGTGCCTGCTAACACCCTTATTCCTAAAGTGGTTGTATTTCCTAATGTTGTTACTTGTTGCAGTGTTCCGACATTTCCACTCCCTATTACATTAGAAATATTTATTATAATTTCTTCTAAATTATCATAGGTGTATGTATTTATAGGTGGCAAGTTTGGACCCCTATAAATAACACATTTAGAATTAATTTTAGACTTACATGCCCCGGAGGAACAAGAAATAGGTTGACAGTTGGACATTATGCAAAAATAATGTAATAATTTTAATTAATAAAGATAAGAGATTGATTTTAAAGCTATTAGAGCTATTGTCGTCTAGACTCCGTTGATATAGAAATGCCGAGGTCTTTAGCTGTTTCAGCATCAATAAGAGGAACAAATGTCTTAAAGAATTGGTTTGCAATAGGAATCATAGAGAAAAAGTCCTTTGTAGGATGAGCATTTTCCGCCTGCTGCTCGTTCCCAAATATGATGGCATTTGCCTCCCTTCTAAAGGAATTAGTGAATTTTATACCATCTGTGAGGAGCCCAAGAGATGGCATCCAGCTTCCTGTTGTAATTTGCTGGAGAGAAAGAGGATTATAATAGAATGAGATTTCATCTGTAAGCTTATCAAGCATTCTCACCGACACCCTGTAGAAATTCTTGGTTTCATCATCATCTGGCACCCCAGCTCCTTTTAGAGCCATAAAACCAGATAGAAGAGTAAGCAGCACTCCTATTTCTTTAGCCTGTTGAGTAATGGCTCTTCTGGTCATATCGTAGAACTCCTCAGGACTCATTTCTAGGTCATTTCCCGTCCTTTCTTTATACGTCTGGGCTGTACGTATATAATATTTTTCAAGGGCTGCAATGCCCTCAGAATTGCCTGCAACCATATCCCTTAGGGTTTTGATGCCCTGTGGTATGCCTTTAAACCAGTGACCATCTCCGTCAAATAGAATGTTCCATACCATTCTGGTTCTCCCCATCTCGTATTGGTTAGTGTCTACATTTTTCTGGAGGCCACCAAATCTATTTGTAGCTAGGGGCGGAATCCAGCGCTTGAACATCATTACGCTCTTTAGGAGGATATTTCTATCAGCATCTATTTTATTTTCTTCTGAAAGGTTGCCTGTAATGGTGCGAATTTCGTTAAGAATCTTAAGTCTTAGTTTATTAGTGGTTTCAGAATCCCTATCTACCCCCTCTATTTCTAAGAGTCCCTTTTCGTTAAATTTAGCAAGTTTCATTACCCCCTTTTGATTTATGAGGGTTCTTACCCGCTCTTCATAGGTTTTTTCTAGTGATTTAGCAGTGTTATTCTTATATCTATCCCTAAATTCAGGGCTATTTAAAACATATTCTCTGGCATTAATAAGCTGCCCATCTATAACTATGGTGTTATTAAGAATGGATAGTGATGTAGCCATTTGTACAAGAACATCTGTTTTTCTGATGGGGGACATAACTAGGTCAGAGAAGGAAAATCTCTGAATTTTGTCCAAAGACATTCTTTCAGCCTTAAGACGAGCCCTATTTTCTGTAAATGGGAGGAAATAATCCATAAGTCCCTTTTCTATATTGCCCTCTTTTCCCCATAGGTTTCCTATGATTTTCATCTCATTCTTAAGAAACTCTCTTCCTTTATATAGTTTACGGGAATTAATAAGCCCCTGAAGATTACCACCTATAAATGTAGTCATAGGAGTAAATACATTCAAACCAAACACTTTTAATCGGAAATACTGATTGGCTTTCTCAATCATTTTAGTGACCCCAGTAGAGAGATTGGAGTCTCCAGAATATTGTTGTTTATATAGAATGGCGTCCACAAAGCTATCGTATAAAGCCACATTAGCTTTATTATCAACGTCTTTCTCTAGTTTTCCTGTACCCTTTTCTACTACAATCCTACCCTTGCTATCTAGGAGATAGGCTTTTTTACCAGCCTCAATATCTCTTACAGACTGAACAGCACCCTCTATATCAGACAAACTCTTATATTCATACATAGCTTCTATGTACATAGATATTGTCTCTCCTATATCTGTAGAAACATCAGATAGGTCATATCCCTCTAAATTACCATCTTTATCCCTTATTTCTTCTGCAAAATTCTTTGTGAAAAAGGCGGGAATTCTCTTTTCTATCTGTCCTGTATTAGGGTCCACTCTGGCATAGCTTATTTCTTCCTCTGGTGTGAGAGTGTATATGCTCTTGATGCTATCACCTATAGCTGATAAGCCTGAATTCTTTATTCTATCAAGTGTAGAGGCTCTCAGCCAAGGTAGGAATCTGGTGGAGAATTTATAATTACCATCATGATAACCAACATCTTTGGCTTCCCTGTTTAGAGCTATGATAAAATTATATAAATCTAAGGCAGCTTTGTCTGCGCTCATAGCTTTATACTCATCTGTTTCCCATTTATCCTCATCCTTAATATAGAATTTAAGGTCTTCCCTTTTCCAACCGGGGGATGATGGCTTAGATATATCCATCCTTTGTTTATATTCGGCTTTCTTTCGGGTTTTCTCTATATTATCCTGCTCCGGGTCTCCTATTACATATATACTATCATCCACCTGCTTATTGAATGACTCTATATCCTTATCCTTTGCTTCCTGCCATTTCTCTAAATTAATATTCTCCTTAATCCAATCTACATCTGGTTGTTCTGAAGAAATAGCTTTTTTGAATTCGGTGTAGAACTCTGTTTTTATACGGTTCATAAGCTGGTTCATTGGCTTACCAAGCTTATTCTTGCCAGCTATAAGTATGAAAGCATCCTTTTTAGACAACCCTTTAGAGGAGGCTAATTGCTCAAATGGCTTAAGAAGGGCTTCAAACTCTTCTTGTTTTGATATAGCGTTCTTTTGCTTCTCAAAATTGGCCCTAGATGTAACAGTACGGAGGTATTGGAGGGCTACATTCTGCATTCTAGAAAGGCTCTGTATTGAACGGTTTATCACTCCCTTGATAGGCTTTTCTGTTTTAAGGAGATTTATACCCTCTTTATTTGCATAATAGTGAGCTATAAACTGTCTGTATTCTGCTTCTATATCTTTACCAAGAACAGAACTATCTAGCGCTAGTCTCTCAAGACTTTTTAGAGTGTCTTCTTGCTTTTCTGTGAGACCATCCTTTCCGTAAATATCTATAAATAAGGCGTAAGTAGATTGGTATTTATGGATGTTATCCACAACATTCTTAATTCTACCCCTATATTCTTCTAATTTAGTTTTATCAACATCTATATATTTCCCCCCATCTTTGAGTTGTGTATTAATATCTAGCATAAGTCTTTCAGCCCCTTTGAGAAAGAGTAGTCCTTGCTCGGCTAGTGGGCCAAACTCTTGCTTCACCTGAAGCTCTCTAATGGCTCCAGATATGGCGTTAAGCTGTTCTATCTTTAACACCTTATTTAAATCCTTCTGTTTATAAAGTGTTTGGTGTAGCTTTTCAAGGGCTTTTATATATTCATCCACCTTAATATTTCCAGATGATTGTTCATCAATAGCTACAGGAAGAAGATAGCGTTTTGTTTCTTGCTTAATATCCACCTCTGGAAATGTAATAGCAGAAAGCTCAACATCCCCTGTTTTCTTATCCACCCTACCCTTAAATATAATGGGCATAGCCTGAGCCACTATAACGGCTTTCTCTTTATCCGTATCTTTTAAATTATAGCTTTCTAAAATTCTTTTGTATTGAGATAGCTGTATTTTATAGTCTTGTTGGGAAAAGAATGGAATATCAGAGTATATGTCTGTATTTAGGAATTTGGTTTTCCAATCATATATCATGATTTGACCATTTGGTGTAATCCCAAATAAGTCAATGGTTCCTGCTACATCCCTGTTCTTTCTTTCATCATAAACAATAGTTTCTGTTCTAAAGAGGGTTCCTTCCGGGAATTGTGTCTGAAGAATTCCGGGTATATATTCTCCCTCTTCCATATATCCTATAAGATATTGTGAAAGAGCTTTAAAAGCTGCCGGATGCATATTTGTTGGTATAGAAGATAGGTCTATTTCATTAAATGGCTTTAAATAACCATCAGCATCTGTAGACGCATCTATTATATTCTCTGCATCAGCGTGGAACTGGGAACCAAATGAAGCTTTTTGTTTATAAGTGTTCTTTTGTATAGGTGTGGCATCTTCAAATCTGGCTAATACTTCTGGTCTTTTACTTTCTTTAACAAAATCCGTAACCCTTTTACTAACCTTTCCAACTTTACCATCCTTAGCTCTTTGATAAAAGTTAGTATCATCTTGTTCATCAAATTCAGCTTTTCCCGTAATCTTTTCCACTTGGAAATCTACAAGCTTTTTGTCAAATCTGCTGGAGATTTCTTTTTGAAGGGCCTTTTGTTCAGATGTTAATTGATAATAAGGACTACCAAGAGCTATAATTTGTCGTGCAAGCTCTTCATTTCCACCTAATTGTTTAAGAGCTATATCATATGGAGCTGTTTTTATTTTTGCCCAAACCTTAAACCCCTCTATATCTTGTTTAGAACCTAATATATGTATTTGTTCTGGTTCAAATACTACAGCTTGGTTATTATCTATAACTATTCCATCCCCATTAATGCTATTTTTAGCAATTAAATTTTCTGCTGTTTCATTGTTTATTTCTACCCAGTTATCATTTACTCTTTCATAATATTTAATGTTAGATTTAGTACCATCTATACTTTCTATCATTAAATATGAACCATGATAAACCTTACCAGTTTTACTTTGTGCAGCATTAGTTTCTAAATTCCATAGTGTTTTTGCAAACTTTTCATTATTGGAAATAAGTTCTTGTAATTTATCATAAGATGTTTCAGGTTTAACTATATTAATTAAAGAAGGATTATCAAATTTATAACCTTGTTTACCAAAAAGTCCAGAATTTTTAAAGTAAAAATAAACACCTTTAAAATTCCCTATCCAATCTCTACTAAAAGATTGTTTAGTAAAATCTATATTACTACCATGATAAACAATATCTTTTATTTTACTATCAGGAAATATAGTATCTAAGTATTGAGAGTACTGTTCTTGTGTACCTATATTGGCTAATTCTGGAGATTGTTCAAATACTTCGTTTACGCCTGTTTTTGTGCTTGTTGTAACGTCTTGATTAGTGGGGGCATGAAGCTGCTCATAAAAATATTTGACAACAGCCTGATAATCACCAGCTTTGAATGTATCAATTAGGGCATTTTTAAAATGTTGTTTACCATCCTTAGCTGGCTTCTCTGTAAAATTATCTATAATTTTCTGTGCTAATATTTTAACAGGAGCTCCTTCTTTAGCTAAATCGTCAAAGCTTTCAACAGCCTCTTGGAATGGATTGAAGCCAGCTTTCTTATTAAGCACACCAAAGAAGGCTAGGATGCGCTCCCACCATGTTTTAGCTTGTTGTAATAATTCTGGGTGCTCTGTCTGTCCTTCTTCACTGTTTATATACATTTCTGATAGAAGCTTGCCTATAGCCTCTTTCTTAAGCTTTACAATATTAGGGCCGCCATCCGTATTCTGATATTTAGAATCAAGGCTATACAACTGTTTTACACTTGTGTATATGTTATATTTCCCTATTTTGTTCATCATTTCTTTGAACAATTCAGGATTGGTGAGCTCTATAATATCAACAGCAAAGTGCATGGTTTCTTCAGTAATGGCGACATCCTCTTTTCCTTCAGCTAACTGGATAAGGTTGTTCAGCATGCTGGCTGCTCCATTAATACCACCCTCTGGTTGAAGAGTTTGTATTTCTACACCGAGTCTATGGAGCCATTCCTTCACCTTTTTAATTGTTTTAGGAGAAGCCTTGGATTGTGTTATTCCTTCTTTTTGGAGAAAGACAGATTGAAAAGCCTTATTAGTAATTGTTACTTCATACCAACCATTTCCGTATTCATCAGTAATGCGAGTAGGATTATATCCTTGTTTTTTAAGAATATTGAAAATGGCGGTTTCATAAAAAGTACTAATAGCTGCAAATGCTGTTTTGTTAGTTTTAGCATTTTCTATTTCTCTTTCCAAAATAGCAATTTCATTCCTATTTGCTGCCAACTTATCCCCACTTATAACCCTGTAATCAGCGTTAGTTTTTGAATATTTTTCGGCATCTTCTTTGTTTTCATAGCTTGCTAGTCCTGCTCCTTGTTTATTAATAGTCCACCATTTACTTGCTAAACTTTTTAATCTATCTTCTTTTAGCTTGATGAATCCACTAAGGGTCTCTTGGCCTTCTATTTTATTAGCAGTGTCACCAACAGGAAACAACACCTTCTCATATCCTTTCTTAGCACTATCTTGTATAATAGATTTAA